GAGCATGCGGCTGTTAACCGCAGGGTCGTTGGTTCGAGTCCAACAGGGGGAGCCATCTCAGAAGCCTTGAGCCTCAACGGGTTCAGGGCTTTTCCCTTTTCTAAAATAGCTCGAAATTCCCATGTGTCTAACATTTTGTCTAACACGCCCGAGCTAAAGTTTCGCGAATAATTTCAGAGGTCATCTTTTTCCTCGACAAATCAAGGTGTCCATATATATTACAAGTCATCTTTATATCGGCGTGACCCATCCAATCTTGGACGTCCTTGAGCGAACAACCTTTGGCGAGAAGAAGGCTCGCACAACTATGTCTTAGATCGTGGAATCTTATATGTGGGAGATTATATTTTCTCAATAGGTCTCCGAATTTGTGCGATATATATGACGGGTCATACATTGCGCCATTCGCCCATTTGAAGATATAATCACTCTCCACATAGGTGTCTCCAAAGAACTCTCTGTTCTTCTGTTCCTCTTCTTTGAGCTGAAGCAGTAGCTCTCTAATTTCAGGAAACAGCGGAAACGACCGATAACTTGATTTGTTTTTGGTTTTGTCTTTTTCAACAACCTTGGTTGACATAGAGACCGTGTGACGTATAAGGATAGTATTTGTGTCAAAATCAATACTTTGCCACTGTAGCCCCAAAACCTCACTGCGCCGCAGTCCATACATGACTGTAGTTTGGATGAGCGGATGCAAAGGTTCGTCCTTTATGGTCTCAAGCAGAGTGTTAATTTCACTGGCGTTATACCACTCATACTCCCGTCTCTCAAGTTTTGGGAGCCTCACGAGTTCGCAGGGATTAGACCTTATGAGCTTATGCCGCATAGCCTCCTTAAAGGCAAGCTGAAGAACATTCTTGTGCAGACGAAGGGTTTTAGGTGATAGACCGCCATTCCCATCTTTTCTGCCGTGGGTCGCCTTATAGTCAAAATATTGCTGTATATTGTCAAGGTTGGCATCCACTAATTTTATTTTGTGTTCCTCAAAATACGGTTGAACATGAGAATCGACTATAACCTTATAACCGTCCCACGTTACAGTGTCTATGAAGGGTTTCGTCTCCGTGAGCCACTGGTCTAAGTAGTCCGAGATAAGTATATTGGGTTCATAAATCAGCTGAGCACTTTCATACTCGCTAATTATTGACCGCATAGCCGCCTCAGCTTTACGCAGATTATTCTTTACTTCATAACCTGTGTAAACCCACTTCTGCTTACGCTTTCCAGTGTTGTCTACGAAATTCAGAACGGCATAATATTTGCCGCGTTTTGCTTGCAAGCTTCCTGTCAATTAAATAATCTCCTTTCTGTAGTCCGCTTGCTGTTGTACGGTCATTTTAGCACAACAGCGCAAAATGTCAACTACCGGCAGAAAGAAAATTTTCAATACTCTTTTTAGTAATTAAGTAGCTTGTACCTATACGAACAGAGGGAATAGTACCGTTATGTACAAGGTCATACGCAGCCTTTCTTCCTATTCGCAACATTGTCTGCATTTCTTTAACAGTTACCACATCAGGATAATTGTCAAACAATCAAATCATTCCATTTCCTTTAAATTTTATCAATCAATCAGTAACCACGAGCACAATAGAAGGTCCACTCGCTACAATTTCATCATCTCTATATGGCTCTACTATTGTCGCCTCCACACCCTCGCGCTTTTTAAGTTCTTCCACGAGGTTTTTTGTGGATATCTCAGTAAGAGAATAACTCATTTAGCACACTCCTTTGCTTCGCACCATTTTGCCGATGTCGGCAATTTGGTTAATATAAGATTTTATCAGTGCCCTGCGGAAACTGTCTACTCCTCATCAGTGGAGCGACTTTCTATCCGCAGGGTCTTTTAGTTCCCGCCGCGAGTTCACGGCTTTGTAAACCCTACGACTCGTCTACCGCTTATGGTGCGGCGCATCCTCGTAGAGCGTAATCAGTAACTGCATAACCACCATTATTACAGTTTGCAAAAAGAAGTATCGTTATATCACGCCGAGGCTCGCGAGCAGCTGGATAATTGCCACAATAGCAATACCACCAGTGAGAGCAAAGACGTTTAAAAAGTTGTAGATCAATGCAATCAGCATAATATCTCTCCTTTACAGGTCGGCGTAGTCGGGCTCAGTGCTCGGGAAGAACGCTACACCCGGCACGAACTTAATAACATCCGACGGCTCCGGCACACACATCTCTCCCGTTACCGGGTGTCGGTAAGGCTTCGGCTTACGCCTGACCTTCTGAAATGTACCAAAACCATATATTGACAGCTTATCTCCATCGTTAACGACCTTGGAGATAGCGTTGCACACTGCATTAATGCAGAACTCTGAATCACCGAGGGTGAGAGAGTTATCTTTCGCCACAAGTCTTATAAGTTCCTTGCGATTCAAATTATCTTCCTTTCTTTCCTCAAAAGGCGACAAGCTTCGTCGCCGACTCAATGTTATAACCATCTTTATCGAGACACACATAAATACAGCCCTGCTGCTGAGAGTTAACCAACGCGCCGTCACCATATCTCATTTTCTGTGTCTCACACGCCGCACCCTGCTCATACATAGTGGTATTTCCGATTTTATACGAACCGAGTCTGTGCGTATGCGCCATTACAAGGCAGTTGAAATCATACCCCTCATTGCGGAACCACAGCACAGCTTTCTCCGCCGTCTTCATAGGTGAACTGCTAAAAGCCTTCGGGTGAACAAACATTACATGACCTATCTGCGAAAACCACTCGCCAGTATAATCGACTTCGATGTCATCGAATGTCTCACGCAGCGGCTCAAACCACGTCTTAATATGATTGCGACGGTCGTAATGATAGAAGCCATCAACGAAGATGTAGTCCAGTGCCGTCTCAGGCATAAGCTCCTGAAGATCTGAATCGAGGTGGTTGGCAAGATATGCTCCGAGGCGAAGCTCATGGTTGCCGTAGTTTGCGATGACCTTCTTCGGTTTTATGTAGTCAATAAGGTCTATAATGTACTGCCGACCCTCAACCAATTCCTCAATACACGGTATGCGATACGACTTCGAGAATTTGGATATCGACTGACAATCAAATATATCTCCGTTGAGCTGTAGGATGTCTACACGCCCGACATACTTTGAAAATGTCTCTATAGGCTTTGCGAACGGGAAGTGCAGGTCTGATATAGACAGAACCCTCGTCGCCACGCCGCGCTCAGCTATCTCACGTTCATAGTTGCGACCGCGATTGAAAGCGGCAAATTCTTTTCGATAAGCACTCTCACCGAGCGTCTGACCGCTTTCTGTATTGAGCAACTCGGCTATCTGGTCGCAAGTGAGACCATAAATTTTCTTGTTGTCGAAGAGCCGAACGAAGTAGTCAACATAGGACTCTCCGCTCTGCTTCTTAGCGAAGTCTTCCATCAGCGGCTCACCTCCACGGTTCGTGGCGAAGCTTCTTTAGGTAGCGCATCACCTTAAAGCCCTCGGTGCAGTAGTATGTTTTCTTTCGACTGGGAGCGTAGCGGTTCGTTACCGTTATATGCGTTCCCGGAAACTTCTTTCTAATCTTAAAAGCTTCCTCCTGCGAGATTTTAACTATATAAACCATTCCTTTTTATTAATTTGGAGCGAGTTTTCTTACCCCTCTCCTATTGTAACCGCACGGGACGCCCCTAAAATTTGTCGCATAATACGGCTATTTTAAGGGGTCGTTTATCCCGTTTGGGTCGGATTTTAGCCTATTTTTTGTAAATTTCTGCGTGATTTGTTGTCAATTTACGCGAAATATTTATATCGAGTGTATCTCTTTCCATATAGTTCAACATCACCCTCGTCGTCTTCTGCAAGCAGTCCGATAGGTTCTGCACCCGCTTCGAGAACCTCATAGAACGAGGTGTTGGGGTAGCCAAAGAGTATGTTAAATATCTTACGCTGAATCTGAGAATAACGAGGTTCTTCTATCTGGCGCAGAAGGTAGACCATATCGCTCTTGGTGAACGACATATTGCCCACATATTCTACGCACTCCTGCCTGATATCGCAACACTGCATCTGTTTTACGGAAGATTCTATGTCCGAAGCATATACACTCTTTATCTCATTTGTCATGTCTGTTACGGCATTGATGACGCGGGTGACTTTCTCGTACTGTCTACGATGAACATCTATGCCATTACCCACAAGAGCGGAGAAGGGGAGGTACTCCTGTTTCTTTCCTATCTCTTCTCTCTGAGCCCTGTACGAATTAATACAAGTCTGCACATGATCCATGGTCGTCAAATGCTTCTTGTAATTCTTTCGTTTGCGGTCATAGTAGCCTTTGCCGATATCCTTCGCCTTGAAGAAGTTAGGTTTAATAGCTCTTCCGTCGTCGCCCTCAATCTTATATTTATCACGCAGTCGACGAAGCTCCTTAGCATTATTGATATTGAACTCTTTCTTTGCTTTGTCGATTTCAATGCCGCTCATAATATTCAAGATACATACATCTTTATATATTTCCTCAATATCACTATAACTGCCACCACGATTAAGGACATCCCATATGCGGGTATTGAGCTCCTGACTGAGGTTGATGATATCGCCTATAAGATTGTTGCTCGTTTTAACATCAAGGTCAACCTGCTCGTCGTGAGTATATCTGCGTTTTTTCTTAACGGACGAGACATCCGGAACTGCTATCAAAAACTTACCTTCGTTCTTAAGCGCGGCGTTAATAAGGTGAAGATTATCCGTAACAAGCGAGGTATCTGAATCAAAGTCGCAACCCGACAATTCGTTTAAGACATTTTCACCAATACTGTTTATACATACTATCTCGTTCGTCAGATTAAAGTAGCGGTCGATCTCGCTACACTCCACATTCGTCGGAACCCACACATTGCTCATTGAGATATGGGGGCTGCGCGAACCTACGAGCCTCTGCCCATACCCGAACCTCTTCGTATGTATGTTGCCAACACCCAGCACCGACACGCCGTCGAACTTGCCGATGCTCGCCTGTAACATCTCGATTGGATTGCCAAACAAGGTTTCGTAATTGCCCTCGACAAGCACATGACCGAGCCTAAGATTTTTTGTAAAAGACTTAAGAATATCTATCTTGAAGTCATGATAAAGCTTTGTTTGCGCAAACCTGTCATTGAGACCGAGAAGCTTGTATACAACATCATTCTTCGACTCGGCAGGGGAGATGTCGAATTCGTCTTCTATCGGATATTTGATATGGTAGCGCAGAACTGCGGGGTCTGTTCTGATAGCTGTCATATAGTCAAATGTCTCCTTGAGGAACGCCGCCGTCTCAGCCTTGTCCATCTGCAAGCTGTTGAGAAGCTGATAGTGCGTCTGCACCATGCGTCCATCAAAGAAGTGAGTTGGCTTATCATACTTAACAACGCCAAAAGTATTGTCGATGTGCTTCATCCAATCGTTTATCGTCCCGAACTTCAGATACTTGATGCTGCTCGGCGTGGTTACTATCTTTATATCTTCCACACGCTTCGCTTTAGTGTAGCCCTTTAGCTGGCTTACCTCTGTTATGCCGTGGTCGGCAAACCACTGCTGCAAGTTTGTATTGAAGCAACAGCATTTAAAGAAGAGGTTGCGGAGTAGTATCATGCCCTTATCGCTGTATTTGCCCATAGCTGATATATCTATAAGCCCTTGTCCGTCCCAGATAGAGTTGGTTATCTGCTCGTCTTTTTCTTCGGCGATTAGGTGGTCGCCATCTTCGCTGACAGACATAACCCTATCGAAGAATTTGCTCTCGTAGTCGTCTATCACGAGAATGTTCTCGGGGTTTATTTCCAGTATATCAATAATAGAGCTTGACGGCAGAGAGATATATGACTCAAGCGCAGCAAGGTCTACCTCTTCACCCTCGGCAACTTTCAGTCCACACATCTCCCACTTGTGCATACGAGCATACAGCTTCTCGTCAATAAAGAGACACTTGCCAACGCGAGAACTGCCGCTTGACCTCTTCCACCTGACATACCTTATTCCATTACACACAAAGCCGTCATTATACAGTATCCTGCGCAGCTCCGCTGTGCTCTTCAGCGTCTTAGGTGTTTTGATAAGCGTGTATACGCCACCTTCAAAACCGAAGTATTTACCGAGCACCTCGTCAGATACCGGATATTCCACAGGCTGTCCAAGTATTATTCCCACCAGCTCGCCGTCTTTTATAGCCACGCAGTCATTGAAGTTAAGGTCTGAGTCTTTATATCCAAAGCGAATATACCTATTTCTACCGGCTTTATTAAACTCCGCCACCGAGTATTTAAAGGTTACATTTATTACGCGCGAGGTATACTCTTTCTTTCTTCCGTAAAAGCTGAAGTTAGTGCGGCGGTACACTTTCTCATAAACCTCGCGCAGTTTTATCTGATCTAAACTGTAATCGAGTGTGTTGGCATATCGTCTATAATTGACCTTGCCGTCTTTATCCACCAACGAATAACCTGTGTCGGGGTACAGCTCATTTGTTATGTATATATCCTTAGCGTCGATACCCGGTATATATATTGTATTACCTATAGTTAATTCTCCTCATCCATATCCGTATTTATGGCTTGATTTCCATAGTCTATGTAATCGACTTCACCCCAGCTACCGTGGCAGGGGTAGTCGTTGTCGTCGTTGCCGCAGCGGTTAATCCACGGGCAACCCTCACAAAATCCTCTGTTCAACTTCTTTCTCTAATCCTTTCTGTAAAATGCCGTTCACACCTCTTCCCTAAAATATCAGCCACACTCATTTTCGTTCGAGTTTTGCTGTCTATATATTACAAACTTCGGTTTAAAGTGTCCCGGTAGGGTAGTTTATGCCCCACATCTAACATCTTATCTTTACTGGTTCTTTCACGCGCATACCATAGGTGCGCCGATAAGCCCCTTTTCTATAAGCTTCTTATAAAAGAACTGCTTGCCCTGCGGCGTAAGCAACACCCTTACCGCTACGATATCCGACTTAGTGTACCAATCTTTTGTCTCGAACAAACCCTCGTTGCTCTTCTTTGCGTAAGGACGAAGCTGTCTGGCTGGAGTGCGGTACAGGTACTTTTCGTCTATCAAAAAGTTAACGAACTTACGCTCAGAGATACCAAGTTCTTTGGCGGTGTCTCGAAGCCCTGTACATTTATTAGGGCTAACAAACGTGTCGTAGAAGTCCGCCTTCGGCTGAGCGACATCGAGCTCGCTTTGCAGACCAGAAATTTTGGCTTCCGCTAATCTAAGTTTGCCTTCTGCAAATTTAAGTGCTCTCGCCATTATCATGTCTGGATCGTTCCACGCTTTTTCGATTTGTAAAAAATATTGCCTCGCCTGCTTACCCCTTTTGTTGCGCTGAAGCATACAGATCTCTTTTGCCATATCGATGGTGAGCTGCGCATCCTGTCTCGGCTTGCCCGGTAAGCCGTCAGACCTATTGGACAAAAATGTCCGATAGTCCTCGTCCTCAGTAAAACCGTATTCGCACATTCTCGGAAACCATTTGTGAAATGGGGTTTCTGCTTCCAAGAATTCGTGTAGGTCTCTTGCTAAGACCGTAGGTCTGTCGCTTTCATAATTGATTTTGATTAATTCGTTCATTTCATTTTCTCCTTTATTTATAATGTTAAAATTTGCAAGGGGTCACATTTGCGTACCCCCTATATTTTTGTATGACTTTTGCTCATTTTTGAGCTAAAGTACTGTATCGGCAGTTGAGGGGGTGACAGATTTGGACACCCCTTGCCATAGTGGCATACCGTCGCGATTTACGACGGTATTTTTTGACCCATTGTCGCCCTAAGTTGAACTTAGCCCGCTCGTCCTCGTCGAGACGGCTTGTCGCTATTGTAGGGTTGCTTAAGTCGAGAGCTCTACAGTCGGCGAAATGCCGAGTCAGCTTATTTTCGTAGCCCACGCAACCCCGAAAAAATAACCTCGCCCTGTGTTCTGATGAGTCCTCATTATAGGGTGTCACATTTCGTTACACCCTTACTAATAAATCACGGCTTTAACATAAGTCGTCGTTTTGCTCTTGTAGTTGAGACCACTACCCTAATTCAAGGGGATGGTGTTACCCACATTTTTGCCGGGAAGCTATTTGACATTTTTGTCTAACAGCCCCGTCTCACTTCTCTGCCCTGTACTTCGCTAACGCCGCCGTCGCCTTGCGTTTCTGTTCTTCGGAAATGCTTCGAGCGGCGTTCTTTCTTATAGTAACTGCGGAGGGGATAGCCTTTAGAATCATCCCGCACACAGTGCCGTCGTCATAAACCGTCTGCTCTATAGGTGTCCAGCCTTTACGCAGCGCGGCATTGAAGTCTTTCGGAACGGTGCTGTCCATTACCCAGCCGCCGCCACTTCTATATATGTGCGTCTCTCGCTCACTCACAGATATCTTACTCGTAATCGTCTTCGTCTTTATCGCCATTCTGAACCCTCTCCATCCAATCTTTTAAAAGTGTCCTCATTCTTCTGCTCGGCACATACAACCATATCTCTTCTCCGCGTCTTATAGCCGATCTCCATATCCACTGCAACATAGTTGAAAGAGCGTACATATCTTGGTCTACCTCTACACCAAATTTCTCATACACACGCCTCTCCGCGACATTCATAAACAGGTTAACGGCGTAGGCGAGATACCTCTTGTTGATATATGAGTTAGTAGCCCTCTCGTTGAAGACGACGTAACTCTTGGTGTAACCTCTGCCTTTCACCTTGCTGCAAGCGCTCTTATAGGTTCCCCACATACGCTCGTCCGCCTTGCACCCGCGCCATATATTGTTATAGCAGTTAAATATATGGTCTTTTACTGTCTTAAGTTCGCCGTCCTCACCAGCCTTGCGTCTCTGATACCAATTCATAGACAGCGCATGGGGCGGGTCGCCTATACGGTTGAGCTTTGGCGACTCTACTATATGTATAAGGTCTTTGATGTGCTTAGTGTATTCCGGTACATAATCGGTATTATCCGAAAAACGGTAAACCCCGTCCTTTAGCGACACACCTATATATGTATAGGGGATTTTATAAATCTTCATAAAATAGCAAAGCGCCTGTCCGGTAAACAAATACGTCAGCACAAACACCTCATCGAACGAGGTCAACAGCTCCTGCGGCAGAGCCCAATAATAAAGCTTCTGCCCCTTTTGTCCATCAACACACAAAATATCGCGGGAGCGGAACATCTTCATCTCGTCCTCAAATTTGCCTGAGTCGTACAGCTTATCTGTCGCCCGATATGTCGTGCCGTCTGATTCTAAAAAGCCTGTAGCGACAAGCCCGCCGACATCATTGGTCTTCATTTGACTCTCGATAAGAATATCCAAGCTCTCGTCTATGATGAGGGTATAGCCAAGCTCTCTAATCATCGCCAGCGTATCACGGTTATAATTTCTGAAAGCCGCGTGGGTTGTCGTTATGTTGCAACCCTCGCTTATAAGAGCTGCTGTGTGCTCTGTCTTTCTGAAATGGTATTCGCTCAGCTTGTTGCTCGGTTCGACGAAATGCAGCTCCGGGCAACCCTCTTTAATACGATTGCTTTCCGCCAGATACGGCGTGATGTAAATGAATTTCTTCTCCTTGTGTTCGTTCATATAGGTAATGGCAGCTTCGGTTTTGCCGGTACCCATAATCGCATCACATACTTTTACGCTGATAATAGTTCCTCCTTAGAATTTAATAGTTTTTGTAAAAAAAATGTCTTAAACTGGCTCACAGCCCTTATGTATCAAGGCGTCTGAGCACCCCCTCTCTTAAAAAACAATTTTGTGTTATGTGAAGGTCACAAGTCCACTAACGTGTCCTTGCTCGCCACATAATTCCGCCTACGGAGTAGGCGGGAGGCTACGCTATACCACCTCGGGAGAAGTTCTCTTCGCAAGCTTCGCTAACTTCTCTTCGGAGATACCGCTGACGCCTCCCTCAAACATCTCCGTAGGCGGGTGGAAGGCTTCGCCTTATTTCTAAAGGAAGACTGCATCCTCGGTTCGCTCCATCTTGAGGCGAACTCAGCAAGCCTTTAACTGCGCTGCGCTCCGTTTCCGTTCGCCTTATTAGTGTCGCTCACCTCGGATTTGCCTTGAAACGGCTTACGCCGTAGCCTGTACCACCATGTTATGTATATACCTTACACCCGAGGTTGGCTGATTTACCAAAATCTGAAGGCTAAATTTATGAATAAATTATTAACAGAAGTAGAGGGTAGAAGCTTAGCGCGTAGCGATAAACACAAATAAAAAAAACGCGCCCTTCGGCGCGTAAGACGATCGTACATATATAGAACTTGTAGAAGCTTTCTTCGAAGACGTTAGCCTGTACATACCAACCCTATAGGCTTATACCACGAACGAAAGACCGCTCGTAAGGTAGACTTCAGGGATTTTAGCCTGTACCACATCTTTATCTCTGATGCTCGTAGGGGTAACTTTGTGCGTAGAGCGGGCTTTTACCAGTTTTTTTAAAATTTTAAAAAGCACCAATCTACCTGACCCGTAGAAGATACCCTCCACTATGGGCGGGATTTGTGTAGTTCTGAGGGTCTATTTTGACGACGTGTGAGTGGGGTTGATTAACTAAGCGGTTTTTCACGATTATTTTTCTGCTATAGGTTTAAAATAGCCCCCCTACGGGGGATAATCCATAAAGGCGTATTTTATGGATTATTATACCTATATACCCGATGTATACAGACTGTAATATTTTAGTGCTATATAGGCATTATTTTTTGTTGCATTTACACCACAACACCACACCACACCACCACCACGTCGTCGTCAACATCACCACGTCGTTAATATTATATGTCTATAAAGCAAAATAAAAAAAATACCTATACACCAAAAGATAAATTCCGTGTGTATAGGTATTATATTATATATTATATATAGCTCTATAGGTAGGTATATATACCTATAACGCGCGTACCGTCTCACCGTCGGCGGGAGCGTCGCACGGCGTAGCCGTGCCCCGAAGTCCCGCGCAAGCGTTATATGCTATTATAGAATATTATATATCGTTGTTGGTGCTGCTGCTGCTCGTCGGCGGCAAGCGTAGAACGCCGCGCACATAGTCGGCGGGTAGGTTAGCGGCGGCGGCTACTATAGATATAGCCGCGTTCAGGTTAGGCGGCTCAGGTGTAGGTGTAGGCGCGGTGTTACAACGTAACAAAGTATCTATGGGCATATTCAGGTAATTACATATAGATACAAGTATAGTATATGACATTGCAGTACCTTTATCCATATAATATAGTGTATTTTTAGATATATTTAAGTCATGCAACATCACACTGACGGGCACGCGCCTAAAATGGCACATATGTTTTATTCTCTTTGAGATTATAGGCGGCTCAATATTTGCCATATTGTACAATTCGGCGGGTTTATTTTCATTCATTTATTGTGCAATCCTCCAAATAACAATAGATTTATGGAAAACTCTTGCAAAGTCCATAAATTTATGGTAGTATATAGGCGTACTCAAGAGAACAACGCCAACACCCGAGCGGCACGGCAGAGCGGCAGAGCCGCCGCCGACAAGCTGAGCGAGTGACCGCAGAGGCGCGGCACGGTGCAAGTCACCATAACGACAAGCAAGGCAGAGTTTTCACGCGGTACACAATACATAAGATTATACACCAATGCCGCGAAAAGTCAAGCGGCGCGGGGCTTGCCCATTATTCAAGCGGCTTGCTATCCGTTCAAGGGTAAAAAGACGGAAAGCGGAACACATAATTATTGAATATAGCCTTGCAATACTTTGATATTGCTATCACGCTTTGACGGCTTTTTTTAGCTATCAGCCAGAGGCGGCGCGTGCCGTGACGCGTTCCCGATTTTTTCAATAATGCAAAATACCTTGCAAGCTATTTATATAGCTATTATCGCGTTTATTAAATTTTTCGGTTGCAAGGGTGACGCGCGGTCAGAGAGCGCGGAAAGACTGAGAAAATTTTCGGAGGGGGCTTAAACCTCCCGCCGCGTATGGTGTGTATGTGTTCGGACGCCGCAAAAGCCACGATAAAAAATAACCTATTCATTAATGCTATAAAGATATTTTAGCTTTACACTGCCCGCGCTATTTCTCAGGAGATACGAATAACGGACGGCGAATATTTATTCTCAGGAATAAATATTTATTGTAGAGTAGAGATATTAATATTTCATTGAATGAATAATGACGATATATAATTAATTCGTTTTTAACACATTTCGAGCGCGTGGACTGTTATATGTTCGCGCGTTCTTTAATGTGCTAAAAGCATATAAAAATTTTAAATAAGGACGGTAAAAAATCATGAAAAAGACAACAGAAAAGAAAGCATTACGGAATATTGCGGATATCAGAACAGATCTTGAAACACGCGCTAACGCCTACAACGCGGCAATAAATGCCGACGATACAAAGGCGGCAGAGCTCGAAAAGCTCGATAATGAAACATCAGAGCTTGAAAAAGAGTATGCCCGCGCCGCGTTTCATGCAACGGCACTTGAACTGTTCGACAACCCTGCGCCCATGCTTGCGGCGGCAACGGCTCTAACTTTCGAGACGCTGAAACACAAAGACAAAGAGGATGAAAACGGCATAAAATCGCGCGAACTCGTCACGGCTGAACGCCCGCTTGATTTTGTCGCGCTTGAATCATTCTTTGTCGAGCGCGGAAAGAAATTCGGCGCGGAATCTGCATGGGTTTACAAAGTCGCGGCTTTTAATCGTTTGCTCTGCATGAGAACGGCGCAGAGTATCGGCGCGGATGTGAAAACAGTCGCGGAGAAGTTCGCTACACCTACGCAAGCCCGTGATATCGATCTCGGCAAAACGCCGACAAGCAACACGCAACTGCTCAAGCAATTACAGATGATAATTGACTCTATGCTTTATGTAGAGGGCGAAAAGGGCAATATCTATAAAGCAAATTCGCATGACGTCGGATATCTGTTGTCCCTCTACGCGAAGAAGGGGCGCGGCGTTCTGAGTGTTGCGGCGGCTCGCCCGAAGTATCTCGAAAAGCTTATCGCTGAAATACTTCACCGCATAGTTACCGAAAAGTCCTATAATATCGAGTTCAAGGAAAAGAAAGAACGCGCCGCCGGCAAGATAGATCCTAAACCCGCCGGGGCTGTTGAATCCGCGAGAAAATCCGCGAAAAAATCGAGTGCAAAGGCTCAGACAAAGGCAAAGGCAACAAAAGCGGCATAAAAAATTTTGCGCTCAAAAGTGAAATTAAATCAAAATTAAAAATCTAAATCAGAAAGGAGACTTAAAATGAAAACTAAAACAAAAATATATGCAATAATCGCAACCATCATGACCGCTTGTTATGCCGTACTGATTGCCTTGAGCGTGTGGAATCTCGGCGTACAGATGAAAATTAATGCGCTCAAAAGCGACGGGAGGAATGTTATGTACACCGACGCCGCCGCCTTCGCGGAGGTCTGCGATGAAATCGACCATCTAAAAACTCTAAAAGCGTGGAATTAAATCTAAAACAGAAAGGAATTGAAAATCATGCGCTATTACAAAGTTAAACCGGAATACGATCAGACTTACAAGAACCCACGCATACACGACGGTAACATTTTAATCGGAAATGAGCTTTATACGGAATCGGAACGAATTAAAATGCGATTCGTGCCCGATAAGTGTTTCGATATTGTGGATATCCCGCGCAACAAAACTGGATTTATGTTCGGCGCAAGATTTGCATTTGGAATCTAAAACGGAAAGGAGGATGCAACCGTAGAAAAATCTACAATTCTGCGGGATTTTTATATCCTGAATGGAAAAGAATTTCAAGGAGGATTTAAAACTATGAAAGAAATTACGATTACAACGACAACAACGGTTAAAATACCGACAGCAAACGAAATAAAAGCGACGGCACGAATCCCGTCACCGATAGAACCTGAACGTGCACTTGTAGTACATTGTTTCGTCGATGGTTATGAATTTAGTGAGGCAGCAAGTCACGCTGTATATGAGTGCATGGCGGAAGCAGATGAATCGTTAAAAAACACTATTGCGGGCGATGTTGTGGAGGCGTATTGTGACGAAAATGGAATCCAGTGGGCAAGTATACGCGTTGTTAGCATTGCAAAATACAACGCGCATTTTGTAATAGAGGCGATTGTTAAAACGATTTAAAAAAAACAAAGAGGAGCTGAGTTTAGAATGGTAAACACTATACAGAACGATTATGTCATGCAAGCAAATGAGTTTTCAGAACGAAACGGAATTGAAATTAAAATCGCTTTTAAGGAACGAAATTCAAATCCGATGTGGGAGGAAAATTATTTGCGAAACTGCTATTCGGTTTATATCCGAAATACAAACAGCGGAGCGGTTATGCGCGTTACATTTTGGGATTCCATATATAACACAACACACAATATTACGCCGACTTGCTACGACATTCTCGCGTGTTTGACGAAGTATGACCCCGGTGACTATGAGGATTTTTGTTCGGAATTTGGTTATGAAACTGTAACCGAAAACGAATTCGGCAGACTAACGCGAAATCCGAACGCTTATAAGATTTGGAAGGCGTGTTGTCACGAATGGGAAGGAGTAAAGCGCGTATTCGGAGAAGATGAAATACTCGAAGAATTGTGGGAAATAAACTAAAGAAAATCACTTCGAAAATTGGTGATGAAATTATATTCCCGAAGTGTTTCTACTCTCAAAACATAATCTAAATACTACAAAATTAAAACGAAAATGAAAGGAGCGAATATTTTACTATGTCATACGAAAAGTTTGTAAAGGGAGTGATATGGAAAGTCGGATTTGAAACGAAAATCCGTTTTGAAAACGACGGCGAAAAGTATACGGCATACATAACGGGCGGAATTATTATCTACGGAAATAGCATATCCGCTCTTGTATTGGTGCGCTGGGGCGACGGTCATTCGGCGCGAATAAAATTAGAGGAGGAAAGGAAATCATGAGCTATAGTACCTATGGGGTCGAAGTTGAAAAGCAAAACGGTTTGGTAATCGGAAAGCATTTCAACAATCTCGATGATGCTATATGTGTAGCCGAACGGGCTGTATATGAGCGCGGCTGCGTGTGGTCGTGCGTATATATGCCTAACGGCGATATCTATGTTGAGTATGAGATGTAAATCGAATACAGCTTTAGCTAATACGAAATGTAAATTGAGTACAGCTTTAGCTAATACGAAGAAAATGTGGCATAAAATTTTAAAAGATTTTTGGTAAATAACCGAAGTCGTGATATAAGATAGAGCCGCCGTGAAAGGGAAACCAAACTCGGCTGCTAAATTTAAAATCAGAAAGGAAAACAAAATGGAAATCAGAGAGGAAACGAAAGACTGGATAGATTTTAGCGAAATACGCTGGGGAGATGTGTTTCGTGCCGAGGACGGCGATTACTGTATGAGGGTAAGCGGGTCAGTAGAGTACAACGCTGTTAGAGTTGGTACTGGACAGTTAGTCCATATTGGCGGCGGCGAATTGGTGAGTCCAGTTCACAATGTAAAAATGGTGGTTAATTTCTGAAAGGAGATCAAAATGAAAATCGAAATCAAAACCGGGAACGCCGCTTTTCATGACTGTGACGTGGAAAATGAATATGTCGACTACTACGCCACGGCGGCTGAGCTTGACCGAATTTTCGGGCAGATAAGCAGAGCTGTAGCCGAAGGGCGAACAGACGGCAAGGTGATAGACAGCAACGGAAACATATGCGGAGAGTGGAAAATCTGAAATGAAAATGATTTTTGTTGTGGTTGTCGCTGCCGAAAACGAAAAGTATTTCGCCTTCGCCGACACGATAGCGACGGGTAATAACTTAATCGCCATACTTAAAAGATACAACGCTGATATATGCCATTTATGCGAAAGCCGTAGAGAGGCGGAGGAACTGGCGCGAAAATGGAATGAGGCGTATAGACAAAACGGTACAAACTTATTTTAAATCAGAAAGGGAATCAAAATGGAATTGAGATTTGCAATCACAACTGTAATTGAAATTGCCTTCGTCGTCGCGTTTTTGTATGCGCTGTGGCACGAGGGTAAAATTATAGCTTTCGAGGAACGGATGGAGGATGCCGTAGCTCGATGGCTTGCGAAGAAAATCATAAACAAAAGGAGGAGAGCTGCGGTTGACAGAAGAAGACAGAATGAAAAGGTTCGTTAAACACAAAATCAAAGTCCTAAAGGAATTGGGCGTGAGTTTGACAACCGAAGATGAAAAGCGTTTGGCGACGGCTTCCAGTTATATCGCTGTAGATAATATGGCGAGAACGATGATTCAGAAATTAAATTAAAATTCAGGAGGAAAATGAAATGGACGAGGATTTTGAAATAGATACGGAGTTTGAGGAGGATAAGGGTTGTGAAAACACGTTGCCTTGTTCGGAGTGTGTGCATTATGCGAGTTGCTCATGGTGGCAGTATTTAGAGTATGGCTACGGGATTAGTCCCAACGAAGTTTTAGACCTTTGTCCCCACGCTCTTCCGTTATCAGAGATTAAATTCGTTAATGACGAAGTGAAGAAAGTTTTCAACGAGAAGCGCAAGAGAACGGCAACGCGCTGGTACGACCCGTATTTTGATAAAAACTAAATTTAGGAGGAAAACGAAATGAGATTTCAGGTTGGAGATCGAGTAAGAGCTATCCGAAATATATATGGTTTTGAGATTAAATTCCTTCGCGGAACGATAGCCACAATATCCAGAAACAATATAGGGGTGGCTTTTGATTCTTATATACCGGGCGCACATAATCTTGACGGACTATGTGAACATGGTTTGGGTTTGTGGGTTGGTGAAGATGATTTGGAGCTTATTGGTAAATCAACACCCGAACCGACGCTCAAGAAATGCAACGAGCGAGAAACATTAACTTTTGCGACGCCAGAGCAGATTGTTGAGATTGTGAGCAAAACGGAAACTGGTTCTACTTTTACAATCAATGGGCTTAAGGCAGTTGTTATTGAACGGAACAATGGATTGGCTTGGTGTATTTCGGAGCCGATTTGGTGGAATAATGAATCGTTTGACTCGTTCTTAATGCAGTATAACCCTATCATGGCAGACTATGATTGGAGTATGGAGGATTTTGGAGATGATAAGGAACATCTTTCACGAAAAGGAAAAGTATTCCCAATATCGCTTGATGATTGGCGAAAATATTGGGATAAGATGAGTAGTTTCAAGATAAAAAATTCTATTTATGCCCCTATTCGTCTCTCGACTGGATTTAAAAATGCGTCATTTGTTGTGCGAGATATTCATTTGCGTAGAGTTGATACGGGCTTGTTTAGCAGTGTTTTAAATCAATGGGATGACACAACTTGCGTTAAGTTCGCTATCAAGGAGGAAGTCTAAATGGAAAACAGTTTCAAGGTTGGCGACAGAGTTAAGTGCATAAAGGATGTTGCTGGTTTTCGTCAGGCGGGAAACTTGGAACGATCTGTAATATAGATCATTTGCGTTTGGGCGTAGCTTTTGACGAAGAGGTTTCTGTATCGCGTTTTTTCAGGACACAGCTGTAACGGGCTTTGCGCAGATGGACATGGTCTCTGGTGCCTTGTAAGCGAACTTGTTCCCGCTGTCTTTAAAAAAGCATCAGAAAGAGAATACATAATAGAAATGTAAATTGAAAATTGGGAGGAATTTAAAATGTATTTTGAAAATGAAAATAAAAAGTTTATGGAAGAATACAACAGTTTTGATGCAGAAATTAATTATTACACAGAGCAGGTTAGGAAGATTTTTGATACTATCGGTATCGACCATGATTATACCACAGACGGAATAAGAATTAATGTTCGTGAGTGGCTTCGCCAAAAGAAGCCGGTGTTCGAGCTTTTGCGAAAGCATCCTATGTGGAACGAAAAAGCAAAAGCAATTGTGCTTCTTAGAGATGAGATACGTTCGACAGATACATATAAATTCAAGGACGACCTTGCAAAACTTAGGTTATACATTGACAAAAAGATAAGCGAATACGGGGTCGGGTATAATCCTATAGCGACAACCGCCCTTGATGCAATTTCAGAAAGTGCGGCGAGGGAAATTAGCGAGGAAGAGGCTGAGAGGATAAACAAAATCGGCTACTATAAGGAAATTCATTCTGGAATGAAACGAAGTCGTGTTATCAATAACATATTTAAAGAGTACCCCGTTGGCGACGATTACAAATTCGACGCGACGGGGCTTGTTGACCCCCACGAAGACGGCGATAGGAATTATGATAGTTACAATAAAAGATTTGCCGTTGTCGCCGACGACACGAATCCGCTCAAGATTAAACGCATAACAGTTTTGAGTGCAAATATTTGTGATTTTCTCTTGATGTCAAACGGAAATTCGTGGAGTAGTTGTCACTTTATCAACAGCAGTGGTGCATATCAGGGATGCTATAAGGCGGGAACGCTGAGCTATGCTAACGACGGTACGAGTATGATTTTCTATACACTTCCCGAATCCTATGCGGGTGACGAGTGGTTTATGGAAAAGAAAATTACTCGACAGCTCTTCTTCTATGAGAACGGTCTGCTTCTACAGTCCCGTCTGTACCCAAAGGGTGGCGATTCGACCAGCGAAAATTACCGCGATTATAGAGCTGTTGTTCAGGATATTATGTCAACTTGTCTTGAAATGCCTAATCTGTGGAAGAAAGTGGATTGTGATTGGGATGAACTTATAACAACCCACGACAATAGTTTTCATTACCGCGATTACTACGAGTTTCCCGATGAATGTGTGTTTACATACAACAAGGAAATGGAATCGAAAATCAATTTGGGCTTGTATATCGGCGGAGACTCCTATTGTGTTGATTGCGGCGACTTGATGGACGCTTGTGATGATAAAGAGAGTGAGTTGCAGTGTATTGAGTGTTGTGAAAGAAATTATTGTTCTCGTTGTGGTTGCTCGTTCGATGACAGGGATTATCTACATGAAATAGACGGAGAGCTCTATTGCGAGGATTGCTGTTTCTGGTGTGAAGTTCATGAGCAGTGGGAATTTAGGTATGATTATAGGGGTATCGACCTCAAGAGAGATGTCTATATAAACGGAGAGTCTTACACGATGTGTAGTGACGCTTTCGACGAGAATGTGGCGTACTGCGAGAGATGCGGTGACTACGAGTGGGAAGACGAAGCTCATTCTGTGAATGACACCTGTATGTGTAGAAGCTGCTATGAGGAATATATGGAAGAGAAAGCTGAGGAGGAAAACGAAAATGAAGTTGCTTAACATATTTAAATTCCCGCAGGACAAGCTCAAGGCGGCGTTGGTTTGTCATCTTAGAGACAGGGGGTATTCACCAATAGTAAGAGACGGGTTTGTGTATGCCGAGGGCGAAATTCCGGTTCTGCTTGTCGCTCACATGGACACGGTACATAAGCACACGCCGGATATCATCTGTATGTCCGATGATAAAAGCATAATGATGTCTCCGTTCGGAATAGGTGGAGACGACAGATGCGGAGTTACGATGATTCTTGAGGTTATCAAGGATCTCCGGTGTCATGTGCTTTTTACGGAGGATGAGGAAGTCGGCGGTATCGGAGCGGGAAAATTTTGCAAAAGCGAAATCAAACCGGAAGTGAATTTTATTATTGAGTTTGATCGAGCAAACGAAAACGACGCAGTTTATTATCAGCTCGATAACGAGGTATTTGCTGAAACGGTAGAGAAGTATGGTTTTGTAAGAGATTATGGTTCTTATTCGGATATCGTAGATATAGCTCCTGAACTTGGGTGTGCTGCGGTAAATTTGTCGTGCGGATATTACAATGCTCACACCCAGCATGAATTTGTTTCTCTTCCCCAGATGTACGCGCAGATAGAAAGAGCAAAAGAGCTTATAACAAACGAGAACGGAAACTTTTTTGAATGGAAGGAGTTCGTGCGCGATAGAAGTTGGGATAGCGAAAATTGGTGCTACGGCGGATGGTACGATAATTATGACTACTATGACAGCAAAAACAAATCCAAATCTAAGAGTAAAGTTAAGCCTGTGTCCAAGGAAGTGTCACTTATACCAGATGACGCATACCTTCAATCGTCAGACGGTGACTGGATTGAAGTTGGAGAGGAGATAGATGATTTCTTTGTGGATGATTCGGGAACGGTATATGTATACGACTCCGAATACTTAATGGTAATTCCATTGTTTGAATATGTGGCGATAAGCGCAAATGGAGTGCCTTGTAAAATGGATCCGGACAACAGTTTTGTGGTTGAGGTTGAAGAGTAAAAGGAAAGGAAATTGAAAATGCAAAATGGTTTAATAATCAGAGATGCGGCTGAACGCTGGGTTCACGAAATGAACGCAATCCCGCAGGGCATGATCGAGAAGCTGATGAACATCGGCGACGAGGACATCCACGAGGTGACTGAACCTGCGGTTGGCGATAGCGTGTATTTTTACGCGGATCTCAAAGGAAGTGGAGACGGAGAAATCACAGGCGTAGATAATAAAGATGATGGTGTTGTGTATACGATTGAACTTGAAACCTTTGAGACAGTTAAAGCTTACAGACAAGAGTTCGAAGTAGTATATGATGATGCTCTTCCAATGTGGGGTACAATGTGGTCGTTTGGCGACTCCGCAGATGATTGGTGGCTTGAAGAAAGAAATGGAATCGAAATCATGTCGGAGTGCGGGTTTAGAATTTACGAATCTGACGAGTTCGGATATTTCTTTGGCATAGACGGAGCGGGTTACAATTTCTACGATGCACACTGGATTCCGCTCTATAAGGCAAGAGGGCTTCAATGGCACGACCCGGTAGCGGAGCAGGAATACCAAATGCTAAGCAAAGGGTATAAGAAAGAAAAATTGGGCGCGAATACATACTGGATGGACAAAAACAATAATGTAATTGAAGAAGTAATCAAAGACTATTTTAACTTTTCTTACAAGGAGGAATTTTAAAATGGGATGGACAAGTTATCATGCGTCGTTCTATAAGAACGGCAAAATAGATAGAAAGCAGAGTGCGACAGCATAATGAATTGCGATATGGTAGGCAACAAGGGGAGATATGAAGTGCTCAAATCTGCTATGGTAGGCTCTACTTACTATGCCGCTGTAAAGAAAACCATTTTCAAAACGGGAGCTAAGCCCGAAAAGGAAAGCGTTTTTGGAGTGGTAATGCTCACGTCCGTTAACAACAAAGACTATTTTAACTTTTCTTATAAGGATATGGATGAGAGCGCTGGTCCCGGTTGCTATGATTGTCCGAAAGGAATACTTGATGTGCTTACCCCTACGGAGTATGAGTGGGCAAAGGAATGGCGAGAGCGCTGCTATGAGAATATAAAAAAGAAAAAGAGCCCAGACGCACTCAGTAATCTGCCAATCGGAAGTGAAATCAAATTTACTTTGTGGGACGGTACTGAAAAACGGTTGGTAAAGCATTCGGCTGCGTATCAGTTTAGTCGTCCGTTTTGGATGAACTTAGATGAATATACATATGTGCCGGTAAACAGAATCCCTAAGAACTACGAAGTAATAAGAAGAGGTGCGTAACCATGTTTGATTATCGATAATATTAATTCAGAAAGGAGAATTAAAATGCCAAATTGGGTAACAAATCGAATTGTGTTTCACGGAAATCAGGAGAATATAGACAGGGTTCTTCGGAGCATAAAAGGAAATAGGTCTAAAATCGACTTCAACAAAATTATTCCAATGCCCGACAACATTTATCGCGGTGATTTAGGCAAGAGGGAGAGGGAGCTGTACGGCTCAAATAATTGGTATGATTGGAGCGTGGCGAATTGGGGCACGAAGTGGAACGCGCAATGTTCCTCACTCAACAACAAGAATACGCTGTGGTTTGATACGGCGTGGAGCTGCCCTATACCCGTACTCAATAAGCTTGCAGAAATATGTTGCATAAACGATGTTAGGTTTGAAGGGGAATGGGCTGATGAGGATTGCGGTTATAATGTTGGTGTATTTTGGAGCGACAACTGTGTAGACGAAAACTGTGATTTTTATTATAAACCCATAGACGACGAGACAGACGAAGCATACGACATATATGTAAAACTCAAAGGCGAGAGTGATTGTATGGGTAAAGATTGCAACGGATATTGGATCCGTTACGATTGTGATACTTGCCCAAACAAAGACAAATGCTGAAACAAAAAAAATAACAAACAGAAAGGAGATATAAAAATGAAAACATATAAAGGCTTTGACAAGGATTTAAAGTGCAGGGGTTTACAGTATGAAATAGGAAAAGAGTACGAAGAAAAAGAGGCAAAAGTCTGTGAAAAAGGGTTCCACGCTTGCGAAAATCCTTTGGAAGTATTTAACTATTATCCCCGTGCGACGGGAATCGATACTGCGAGGTGGATCAGGACGGAGAGCTTTCCAAACATGGTGGCGATTCCAAAGTTGCTTCAACCAAAATAAAAATCGGCGTTGAACTTGGACTCAAGGGACTTATACAGGCTGGTGTTTCATTTATCCTCGATAAGGTCAACTGGAAAGACGACGCGGCAACGAACACAGGCAACTGTTCAGCGGCTGAAGTTTCAAACGGCGATTCTGTCGCGATAGTAACAGGCTATAATTCTAAAGCAAAGGCGGGTCTCGGCTCTGCTATTGTCATTGCGGAGCGCGGCGTTTGGAACGGCAAAATATATCCGCTGATTAATATCAAGGCAGCAATAGTGGACGGAGAAAAAATTAAGGCTGATACTTGGTATACGCTTATAAATGGCGAATTTGTTGAGTGTGATTAACAGAAAGGAATTGAATTTGGAATGGAATTGAAATTTGATTTAGGAATGCAGGTCATGACGCAGGGTATAGCAAATATACTCGGTGACGGTAAAATTTGCGAGGAGCTGCTCGACGCTTTCGGGCGATACACAAAGTGCGATTGGGGTGATATCCCCGAAGAGGACAAGGCTTTAAACGACGAGGCGGTTCGGGTGGGCGATGGACGAACGCTCGCCGCATATAACACAAGTAAGGGCGAGATTTGGATAATCACAGACTTCGGCGACGAGGGTAATGTGACGACCATGCTGTTACCGGAGGAGTATTAAAATGGGCTAAAGCGAGGCGTAGTATATGATTTACACGGTATTCCCCCAAAAATATTGACTCATTCAATATGCCGCAGGATTTTTGCTCTTACAAATCAGCAATACAATATTGTAAAGAAAAAGATTATGTAGTGGGAGTGGATTGCGAAATCGAGAGCACAGAAGGAAACGTGGAATAATAAGAAAGGAAAATAAAAACAAAATGAATTATGTGTATGTGCGAAATATTAAAAATGGTAGAGAAGAGTTTATGAGAGGATTTGCCGATACTGATGACGCTATTGACCATATAGCGAGATGTTATAGAATTGATAAAGAGCTTAATCAGCTTGGTGAATATTATTACTTTATGGTTCAGCACTGATAACGCAAAGGAGGTGGAGCAAAATGGAATATCTTGTACGGTTCAACTATTCAGGACGAGTTACATATGAGATTGAAGCAGACGACGAAGAGACGGCGAAGAGAGAAGCTGCTAATAGGTGGTTGGTTTGGGTGTCGGCAGACGCGGTAGGGCACAATCCCGAGTTTGCGTGTGCGGATATTAAGTATGACACTATGACGGCTGAACGGCTAAACGTAGTAGAAAAATATATTAGGCTCATAGACACGGCTGATTCTGTCGATAAGATTTCAGAGATTACAAATCGAGCCGCGTGGGATGTTAGCATTACCAACCAAGAGTATTGCGAAATATATGATTATGCGGTTAATAAAGTTAGAGATTGGAGGTAAATGAAATGAACGGAAGAGATTTAAACGACTGTCTTCTTTACGCGGGGATGGTAAGGGACGCAAGAAAACTGGCGTTTAAAGACAAAATGGCAACAGCGGAAGAGCTTGCACTTATGAGCGAACTGGAAATATGCGATTTAATCGTGCGAAACTATAATATCGTCATGAGCGAAGATGAAAAAGTCCTTTTAATTCCAAAAGATAAAATGGACGAATTTAAGCAAATGGCTGTATATTTATGTCGATAAGGAGGTAAATGAAAATGTATAAACTTGACTTTTACATAGCGATATCTGACAGAAACGACCCTAAGACCCTCAATCACTTTGAGCGGGTCAGCGGTTATGGACAGGTAATAAGAACTCCACGAGGAAGAGAAATCGAATTTGGTTTTGATAAGCGGAGTAACGGATGGTATGTAACCGATGTTGCTTCCGGTATGAGGATTCCTAAAAAATATGACACAAGGATGAAAGCGCTCGCCGCTCTTAACGCAGAGTTGCTTGGTAAGGTTGATAAAGCAGTAGAGAGTAATACATACAAAGCTGTGATGAAAGCTCTTAACGAATTTAAAACAAATTCGGAGGTAGCGTGATATGACGGTGTATGAAGTGTTGGGAACATATTGCAAAAACTGCGCACACAACGGTAATTGTTGGAAGCCGTGTGCGGCGGCGATATCGGCGGTAATGAGCGGCGAAAAGGTGAAAGCAAAGACGGTGGTGAGTTTATGATACTGAACACGACATATTGCAGACGAGCTTTTACCGGCGTGTATTGTGAGCATATGGACGGAAATGTGTGTGTTAGACAATCCGGCGAGTGTGAGTTTCAGTACGGAGCGGGTAGACGACAAGAAAATGGAGCTCAAAAGGAATCGGATTTTGATCTGAAAAACGAAAACAAAAGGAGAATGTAAATGAATATCAAAGTAAAAATCTGTGATAAAGCTATCGAGCTTATTGATCTGTTGGCTAATATGCCGCTCGCTGATGATGAATTTGTTGATGAGATAATAGACGGTATTCGGTACAACGAGCCGTACCGAATAGAAGCAATTAGAGATGAGGTACAGAATGGCTGAAGAAATATACTATTACATAATGGACAAGCATGGAGTAATCTATGGCAGAAGTACAAGTAAAACTCGACTTCAGGAGAAAATGAAAAACAATTTCACCGAAGCTGTTATACGGAAGTTAGGAATAGAAATCGTTGAGGTGCATGATAGCATCTGAGCTATCGTAAGTAAAAAATAATATGGGAGAGGAAGATTAAAATAATTAAGAGAGGAGAAATCTACTTGGTTTCGCTGGACGGAGTGGGGTCTGAACAACGGAACACAAGACCTGCGATTATAGTGCAAAACGATGTGGGAAATGCCCACTCGCCGACGACGGTTATCGTACCTTTATCGACAAAAATAAAACCGTCTATGGCGACGACGCACGTCAAAATAACAAGTGAGCAGGGCGTAAGAGATGAATCAGAAGCGTTATGTGAACAACTGAGAGTGGTAGACAAATCGAGGTTAGGAAGGAGAGTTGGTAAAATCACCGACGAATCGATTATGACGGATATAACAAGAAAAATAAAAGTAGTGTGCGGCTGTTAATTGGAGGGGAAAATGGAACATCAAACAGTAGTAGCAAAAACGAAAAATGGAGATGAGTTTGTGGCTTGTTCTGGTATCGGAAGCAAGCTCTGCTCAATACATAGCTGCGAGTCGTGTCCTAAGATGAAATCAATTCAGGACAGCGCAAATAAGCTTGGATATGCCGGAAAAGGAAATGACTTTGCAGAGCTATTAAATTATCTATTCGATAAGGAGTGTGAACAGTTTGGAAATTATGCTGTTGTGGAGGTGTGTATGTCAGATTGACTCAATTCAAAGTAAAAGAGTTCAAGAGAATTTTACGGGATAATGGCTATAAGGAGGTGAGGTGTTGCGGTAGCCATCAAACTTGGAGCAATGGTGTAAGCAAAATTACTTTGCCGATGGTTAAGCTAAGTCCTGTCATAGCGGCTCGCCTCATAAAGGAAAATGATTTGAGTGTCCGATAAAAGTGACAACTTACAACTGGAAAAAATTCCCTGTTGACAAGAGAATTTTTTAGGACTATAATAAAAAATGTAAACGGAACAAATGTTCGACTAAAGTTCGATTAATGAAAGGAGAAATTTGTAAAATGGGATTTTTGGATTCATTTCTTGGTCTGATTGGTGCTTCGGCGGTGTTTGTTGGAGCCGATGTTAAAGAGCGTTGGGACGAAATAGATAGAGAGCGGCAGCGCATTGCGGCAAATCCCGCACCGCCTGCGGAGATGAGGGGAAATTTAAGAGATAAATATGAATCTGAATGGCACAGAGGTGATAACACTCATTTCCCAGAAGAATATCTTCCTGCTCTTGAGAGCGATCCAGAGGTACTTTACTGGTGGATTGAGCTTCTTGCAGAGCGTGAGATAAGGCGTCAGGGTTATCGCGGTTATCCTATCAGTATTCAGGGCAATTTCAATCGAGTGTATAATGCTTGGAAGGAGCGTCAGAATTGGGTCAGATAACCAGTGTTGATGTTAATAAAGACATACTTATTGATAGCCTGAAAGCCCAGAACGCAAGGCTAAAAAAGCTCCTCCGCGAAACAGCAGAAGAGCGAGACAGATATAAATCCTTGTGGGAAACAAATCGGATTCAAAATGAATTTTCAGAAAAGGAGCGAAAAGCAAATCGGCGATTAGAACAAGAGAAAAAACAAGAGCGGTTGCTGTCCGGTGTAAAATCGGACGGCGTTCCGATAGCTCATGCGGCGGATTCGATTCGTTCCTATGATGAAATGTGTGTTGTACTGGATAAGCTCAAAAACACAGGACGAATGGGAATACGAAACTGGGCTATGTTCCGTTGCGGCATTTGCTTCGGTCTTAGAGCAAGCGACCTCGTTAAATTAAAATGGGGTTGGATCATGGACGACGACGGCGAGTTCAGAGACCGTATACCCGTAGTCGAGAGCAAGACATCTAAAATCAATCGGTGTTTCATTTCAGATGCGATAAAGGAAACGCTTACAGAATATCGCAAGTGGCTCGGCGGACGCAACTGTTCTCCCGATGATTATATCTTCTCGAAGAACAACGGCGGGAGACTACAGGAGCAAAGCTATTCACGATATCTCAAAAGCGCGGGAAAGGAAGCGGGGTTGCCGATACACATCTCGTCTCACACCATGAGGAAATCATTTGCCAATATAGTGCTGTGTTGTCACGACGGCGGTGCGAATGATTATGCTATGAGAGACTTACAGGGTATGCTCGGACATTCAGATGTAAGAATTACGATGAGCTACCTCAAAGACACAATCCTCAGATACGACGAAGCAAGAAAGGCGGTGTCAGATTTCGTCCTCGGAAAGACAAACATAAACGAGCTGGTTACTTCAAAACAGGTCTCCAATAATGAAATTTACGAGCTTTGCAAAGAAATGTTTGAAAAACAAGTTGCGTAAATTATTTTCATAGTTTTTGGTAAATCAACAAAGTGAGGTGATATACTTGACTCGTAAGAACAAGAGAGCACTCGCGAGAGCTGCTCGATACATAAACGATAGGGTCGAATTTGCAAACGACATCTTAGATGACGAAGAGGATCGACTCGATGGTTGGGCGGAGAATCTGAAAGGTTCTCAAAAACACATGGACGCAGAAGACTTTGTTGAAGATATCCGCGAACAGTTTGATATAATAACTGATGCGGTAGAAGAAATACGGTCTTTGTGCGGAATAGAAGACTAAAAAAAGAAGACTCCCCACGAAAGGGTAAAAGCGTTTGGCGACGGCTTCCCAATTCGATGAGGAGGAACGACATTCGTATGCTCTTATACTAAACACTGGCGTGTTTTTATAGGGGCATAGTCCTGCCATTGTCATTATAACACAAGGGCGGTTGAATGTCAACGAGAAAATAGGAGGAATTTATTATGCAGAAACCTAAAATTGTTTACATTGCCGTTGACGACGACGATTATGAGCTTCCATTTGCTATGGGCGACACGATGCGAGAGCTCGCCGAAGAGATTGGCGTCTCTACTTGGGATATATGGAACTGCGTCAAGAATCGGGGACGCAGTACAACGCCTTTTAATCATACATATCGTGTCGAGAAAGTTAGACTTGCCTCTGATATGGAGGACATACTCGACTTTGGCACGGACAGGGACATTTACAACATAACAATTAATGCTTATGTATAAGTCAAATTCAAAAATAATAAAAGGTCTTTCGTTTGCTCTGGTACTGAGCATAGGAGCGTTTCTTATGGTCGGTAATGCCTTGCCGGTAGAAGCTCCGAGCGCAGAGGTAGTTGAAATCGAAACTGAAAACGAATCAGTTTTGGATTTGAAAACGGAAATTGAATCCGAAACAGAAATCGCCTCTACCACAGAGCAACAAAGACCCGCCGATTCAAAGACAAAATACGACGAAATAATTGCCGAGATTGCCGAGAAGTACGGTATCTCGGCGGCTCTTATCAAAGCAATTATCAAAACGGAAAGCAATTTCAATCCGACTTTGATTAGCGCAACCAACGACTACGGTTTGATGCAAATCAACGCTTGTAATGTATCGTGGCTTACAGACGAGTTAGGTGTCACAGATTTGTTTGATCCAGCACAGAACATCGAAAGCGGCGTATACATTCTTAGCGGGTATCTGAAGCGCTATTCACTTGCAGATGCGCTGATGGCTTACAACTGCGGCGAGGGTGGAGCAAAACGCCTATGGAAACAGGGTATTCACTCTACTCACTACACGAAAAGGGTATTGAAAAACTTGGATGAATTTGGAGGACTTTATGAATAGACATAAATGTTTTGCAGACAGAGGAAGCTGCTGCGGTGTGCTTACAGAAAAGCTGTGCGAATATGGCGGGTGTCGGTTCTACAAAACCGAACAGCAACTCTACAACGAAAGGCAGTTTGTAGACAGATACATACAGAAGAAATACGGAGTTAGCCGTAGGGAATATGTGAGAAGCAAATATGGCAGTGAGCTTTTGAAGTATAGGAGGAGAAGAAATGAGGAAGTCTAAGCTTCTCACTCTAATAGCTCATGAGGTTGTGCCTCGGAAATGTGTAAACAACATGGAGTTTGTCGGCTATGTTGCTCGGTGCAGTCAGTGTGGCGAACCAATAGCAATCTACTATAAACTCGACGACGAGCTGAGGGTTTCGGTTTTGCCGAGATTCAAAAGATTCACAGAGGAAATAGAAAAGAAAATCAAAGGAGGAACTTAATGGAAGAGAATAAAATGACATTATTTACGAACGAAGAGCTTGGAAATGTTAGAGCGCTTGAAATCGACGGCGAGCCGTATTTTATCGGTAAGGATGTAGCAACGGCTCTGGGATATACGAACACCCAAAAGGCTATTCGCGACCATGTTGATAACGAAGATAAGCTGACAGAACGAATCGTTCTGTCAGGTCAGAACCGCGAAGTGGTCTTTATCAACGAGTCTGGTCTTTACAGTCTTATCCTTTCAAGCAAGCTCCCGAAAGCAAAAGAGTTCAAGCATTGGATAACCGCCGAAGTCCTGCCTGTTATCCGTAAGACAGGTGGCTATGTAAACGATACGAAACAGTTCGTCGATTACTACTTTGCGGACTGCAATACATATGGGCGAGAAGCTATTACGCTTATGCTTAACGAAACAAAACGAATGGCAAATCAGTTAAAAGCTCAGGCTCCGAAAGTGCTGTTCGCTGAGGCTGTAGAAGGCTCGAAGACATCTATTCCAGTCGGCGACCTTGCGAAGCTTATAAAGCAGAACGGCGTCGATATTGGACAGAATCGTCTCTTCTCGTGGCTGAGAATGAACGACTATCTGATAAAGTCGGGCGACAGAAAAAATATGCCGACGCAGAAGTCTATGGACTTAGGTCTGTTCGAGGTTAAGATATCGACTTTCTACAGACCCGATGGCACGGTAGATATCACGAAGACGCCGAAAGTCACAGGTAAAGGTCAGACTTATCTTATTAACAAATTCTTGTCGAGTTTAAAGGGGTGTGAACCAGTATAAAGAAAATCCTTATAGGCGGTAGCCCTTGTACAAAGTGGAGTATCGCTCAGAAAAACGGAAGAGAAGTTTTGCCTAAAGGTGTCGGTTGGGAGCTGTTCGAGAACTATCGGATAGCAAAAGAGAAATTCCAGCCCGACATCTTTTTATATGAAAATAACAAGTCGGCAGCTCAACCCATAAAAGACGCGATTTACTCTGCTCTTGGTGGGTGCAAAGACTCATCGGTTCGGCTTACACACATAGACAGTGCGCTGGTTTCGGCACAACATCGTCAGAGATTTTATGTTACGAATTTCGGCGATATAGAACAGCCGGAAGATAGAGGGATTTTACTTCGCAATGTGCTTGAAAGCGGAGAAGATTTGTCTTGCCGCGAAAAGGCGTATACGCTCACAGCCAGCTATGGCGGAGCGGTAGCGTGGAACACCTTAGAGAGAAATCAACGAACGATGGTTGCAGAGCCAGTACGTATAGGAACTATAGAGAGCAATGCAAAGAATAAGTCGCACGATAGCAAACAATATCGTGTGTATAGCCCTGACGGAAAAGCAACTACGCTTTGCGGACAAGGCGGCGGAGTCGGCGCAAAAACTGGATTGTATGCCTGTCCCATAAACGAAATTGACGGCAAGCCGATATACACGGTTAAGAATGGATTAATAACCATCAAGGACAAACAATACCCGATTAAGCTCGCCGATGGCTATTACCTTATACGAAAGCTTACACCGTTAGAATGTGAGAGACTGCAAACTCTTCCAGGCGGTTATACGAGCGGAGTTAGTGATACTCAGCGATATCGTGCTATCGGCAATGGGTGGACGGCAGAGGTTATTATACATATTTTAAATCATGCTCTTAAAGATATCCCGAGAGACCAAGAGCTTGTAGTCTTGTCACTTTACGACGGAATAGCAACCGGTCGGTACTGCTTGGATAAAATGGGCTTTACGAATGTCAAGTATTATGCCTATGAAATAGATCCATATCCGATAAAGATAGCGATGTCAAACTATCCCGATATCATCCAGTGTGGCGATGCCTTTCGGGTTAGGGATGATGATTGGAAAATTCCGGACTAAAAGGAATTGGGTTTTGATTTGAAAAATGAAAATGAAAAGGGGAGATGAAATGGCTCAGGATTGGAGCGGCGATGCAAACTCTGTGTACAAAATTATCGGGGCGTCTAACCACTCAAACGAAAACAGGGCAGACGACGACTACTACGCGACTGACCCGAAAGCAGTTGAGGAGCTGCTGAAACGAGAGAAATTCTCTCACTATGTGTGGGAACCGGCTTGTGGTGGAGGACACATATCAAAAGTATTGGAGGCTCACGGTTACGACGTTCTGTCGAGTGATATTGTGGATAGGGGTTATCCGAATACATGTGTGGCGAACTTTTTGAGAACCAAACCTCATCCCACGAAGTATATACCACGCGACATTATCACGAACCCGCCGTACAAACATGCCAAGGAATTTATAGAGAAAGCCTTAAAGTTATCTATGGATTCAACTAAAATAGCTATGTTCCTCAAGGTCACATTTCTTGAGGGCAAGGCAAGACGGGAATTGTTTGATAAAGCTCCACCGAAATATGTGTATGTATTCTCCGGCAGAGTGAACTGTGCTAAGAACGGCGATTTTAGTAAAGCTGAGTCGAGCGCTGTGGCGTATGCGTGGTTTGTTTGGGAAAAGGGGTTCAAGGGTGAACCGAAGATTAGATGGATTTAAACCAAGGAGGAAATCAAATGATATTTAGTATTGTAATGATAGTTATAGCTGTGGTTCTCGCGGCTGTAGGTGCGATTTTAGCTTACAAAGAGATAGAATACGGAGACGACATTCCGGTGGCAATTCCTATAGTAAGTTTTGTGTTGGCGATATGTCTGTTCGTGTTCTCAGCTTCAGCGGCTATTGTGCCGACCGGATATACGGGAGTGAGAACGACGCTCGGTCAGATAAGCGACCAGCCTGTACATAGTGGTTTCAACTGGAAAGTGCCCATTGTTCAGAGCATAAAGCTCGTAAATAACAAACAGCAGGACGCGCAGTTCGGCGGCGACAAAATCTGGTCGGAGACTGAAAGCAGAACAGCAATTTACTACGCAGACGTGACCGTTACTTATCAGATTAACCCCGACAGGTCGGCGTGGATCTACGCTAATGTCTCGGACTACAAGAACTCTCTGGTGTCTGAAAACATAGTTGCTTCAGCTATTAAATCCAGTAGCAAAGTGCTTAGCGATACCGACGCGACGAACCGCTCGATAGTTGAACCGCTGATAATGAAAAATCTTCAGGCTTCTATAGACGAGAAGTACGGCGAGGATGTTGTTGCGATACTCAAAGTGACGGTAAACGACATTGACTTTGACGAGTCATATCAGGCGGCGATAGCATCAAAACAACAGGCTCAGCTTGCGGCAGAACAGCAGGAAATCGAAAATAAAAAGGCTGTGGATAAGGCAAAGGCAGACGCAGAGGCGAAGCTTATAAAATCTAAGGCTGAAGCCGAAGCAAATGACACTCTTGAGAAGTCCCTGACGGATAAGATTCTTAAAGAAAAATACATAGATAAGTGGGACGGAAAGCTCCCGAGTGTGATGACCGGCGACGATGGAAGTTCGATAATGATTCAAAAGTAAGGAGGGAATGAATGAGGGTATTACTGTTGTTGCGCGGTAGTGCTGGGTGTGGTAAGTCAACATGGATTGAACAAAATGGACTTGAACCCTATACACTATCCGCCGACGAGATAAGGTTGATGTACGCTTCGCCCACTTTAAATGTTTGTGGCGAAGAGTGTATAAGTCAGTCGAATGACACTAAGGTCTGGAAGACACTCTTTCAGATTCTTGAGTCTCGAATGGAGCGAGGAGAGTTCACCGTTATTGACGCGACGAACTCCAAAACTTCCGAGATGAAGCGCTATGCGGAACTTTGTAACCGTTATCGCTATAGGATTTATTGTGTAGACTTTACCGACATTCCTATTGAGGAAACCAAAAGGCGAAATAAAATGCGACCTATAGTCAAACAGGTTCCTGAAACGGTAATCGACAATATGTACGCTCGTTTCGCTACTCAGAAAATTCCGTCGGGTATAACCGTTATAAAACCGGATGAACTTTCAAGGGTGTGGTTTAAACCTATGGATGTTTCGGAATACGATGCGGTTCACTTTGTTGGAGATGTTCATGGTTGCTATACGGCGCTCAAAGAAGCAATCGGGGATGTAACTGAGAAACCTAATGAGCTGTTTGTGTTCTGCGGAGACTATACTGACAGAGGAATTGAAAATGCAGAGGTAGTAAAGGAGCTTCTTCGCATCTATAAGGAACCGAATGTATATCTCATAGAGGGAAATCATGAGAAACATATGTGGGTTTGGGCTAATGACGAAACTACCGGGTCAAAAGAGTTTGAGATGCATACAAGAGCTCAGCTTGAAGGCGCTTCTTTTACTAAAAAGGATGTTCGCAAACTTTACAGAAGTTTCGGGCAGTGCGCCTATTATATATATCGTGGCAAAACTATATTGGCTACACACGGCGGTCTTAGTACGTTGCCTAACAATCTCACGCTGGTAGCTACCGACCAAATGATTAAAGGCTCCGGAAATTATAGCGACGCCGATGTTGTTGATCAGTCTTTCTGCGAAAATACTGACGCTTATCAGGTGCATGGGCACAGAAATCTTAAAGGAAATCCCATTCAGACTTGCAGAGCTTTTAATCTTGAGGGGAATGTTGAGTTTGGAGGCTCTATAAGAGTTGTTAGTTTCGTTGGTAATGAGATAAAGGTGAGCGAGTTTAAAAACAATATATATTTACCGACTGAAGAGAGAATTGATTATACTGCAAAGATAAAAAAGAACGAGTCTGTTGCAGATGCTATTCTGGCTCTGAGAGGTAATAAGCAGGTAGTCGAGAAGCAGTTCGGTGATATCTCGTCTTTTAACTTCTCAAGACAGGCTTTCTTTGACAAGATATGGGATGCGCAGACGATTAGGGCACGAGGTTTGTATATCAACATTCCCAAAGGAAAAATAGTCGCAAGAGGCTATACAAAGTTCTTTAATGTAAACGAGCGACCGGAGACAAAGTTTGATATGTTACAGCACAAGCTTAAGTTTCCCGTAACTGCGTATGTTAAAGAAAACGGGTTTCTCGGGTTAGTTTCATATAACGAGATAGATGATTCGCTGTTTGTTACAACGAAATCTAATCCGGATGGTAATTATGCATCGTGGCTTAAAGAGATGATAGATAAGAAAATCCCTGTTGATACACAGCAGAAAATGAAAGAATTTTCAAGGGAGAACAATGTAACATTTGTGTTTGAGTGTATTGATATGCAGAGAGATCCACACATAATTGATTATCCGGAAAATCATCTTTTCTTGCTTGATATTGTTTACAACGAGTTGAAGTTCAAAAAGTTCAGTTATGACGAGCTTATAAGTGTTGCAGACAAGTTCGGGCTCGAACACAAAGAGCGAGCTGTCGTAATTAACGATTGGCAGACATTCTTCGATTGGTATTACACGGTCACAGCACCTGATTATCTGTATAACAACAGGCATATAGAGGGATTTGTCGTCGAAGATGCTGACGGTTATATGGTTAAGCTTAAACTTGCTTACTATAATCTCTGGAAATACCTTCGCGGCGTTTCCTACAAGGTTCTTAGACGCGGACATCTTGATGGCAAGGAAACTTCGTCTCTTACAACGCCATTAATGAATCAGTATTATGCGTGGCTTAAACGAATTTACGCAGAAACAGAGGATAAAGAGTCGATACCGCGTGATATCTGCTCGCTTAGAAAACTATTCTACGCATCGGACGAAGGAAGAAATTTTACAAAGGAGGGAAACGATAATGATTGACGCATTTCTTTTTAACATTCTTAATCTGATTGGTCTTTATGGTAAAGCAATTCTTGTGTTTATCGAGAAAATACTTGGACTGTAAGGTGGTGAAGCTATGCAGGGCAAAAACATTAAAGTACACCTTAAAAGAAAAATAGGTGATTGGGTGTCGAGTATTGATGACGAAGCCATAAAAGATGCTATTAGCGACAATGCCATTATAACTGGCGGTGCGATTGTGTCACTTCTTCAAGACGAGAAACCGCATGATTATGACGTATATTTCAGAAACGAAAAAGCGTTAATACAGGTGGCGGAATATTATGTCAAAAAATATACTGAATTTGTCAAGGAGAAACTTGATGATAAAGGCGTAAAACCTACTGTACAGAGGTGCTATTGGAACAAATCGTCAGAGAGATGGACTGTATTAAAAGAAAACGATAAGAAACGAGACGATGAGAGGGTGCGTGTTTTCGTTCGTAGTGTCGGAGCAGTTGGCGTTGACTATATTCCTCACGAGGAAACTGATGCCCAATATCGCAGAGCGATGGCGTTAATAGGCGACGAGTTGAAGAAGAGCACCAAAATTTCGGTTGACGACTTACCGCCATACAGTCCGATATTTATTACAAATAATGCTATTACACTAAAAAATGGAGTTCAGATTGTATTTAGATTTTACGGAGAACCCGAAGAGATACATAAGAACTATGATTTCGTCCATTGTACTTCATATTGGACGAGCTGGAATAACGCATTAGTTATGCCGCCGAGAGCCCTTGAGGCTATTATTAACAAAGAACTCTATTACATCGGTAGTAAATATCCGCTTTGCTCGGTAATTCGTGCGCGAAAGTTTTTAAAGCGCGGATGGGATATAAACGCAGGGCAATATGTCAAAATGATACTACAGCTTAACGCTCTCGATCTTACTAATCTTCATGTTTTTGAAGAACAGCTTATCGGGGTTGATAGCGCGTATTTTGGCGCTGTTATTAATAAGGTAGACACACTACGAGAGGAAGGACAAAAGGTCGATGAGACTTATCTAATAAACCTCATTAACGAAGTGTTTGATGAAGGCGTTGAGGAGAATTACGGTTAAAATCCGAAATGGTTTTAATAATAAAAATGAAAAGGGGTAAAACAAATGGGATTTCAGAAAGCAAAAAGAGAACAGATTTGGCTTAAGGTGCTACTCGCGGGTCCAAGTGGAAGCGGTAAGACTTTTTCGGCGCTGAGACTGGCGAAGGGCATAGCCGCCGCTGCGGGTGGTAGAGTTGCCGCAATCGACACAGAGAATGGTCGTATAAGATATTACGCAAATGAGTTCGACTTCGACGACCTTCAGCTTCAGGCTCCGTATACTCCCGAGAAATACATTCAGGCTATTGAGGATGCGGTTGATGGCGGATATAAGACTCTTGTTATCGACAGCATAACTCATGAGTGGGATTACTGTGTTGATTATCACGACAAGATGCCGGGCAATTCTTATACCAACTGGGGCAAGGTAACTCCGAGACATGACGCCTTTATGGAAAAGGTTCTTCAGTCTCCCATACATATTATATCCACCGTTAGAGGCAAGGACACTTATGTTCTTGAGGATAGAAACGGAAAACAGGTTCCTAAGAAAGTCGGTATGGGCTACAAACAGAGAGATAACACGGAGTACAACTACACTCTAACCTTTAATATCGCGCAGGACACCCACATAGCGGAAGCTCAGAAAGATAATACACACCTCTTCGAGGGCAGATACGATGTGCTGACCGAGCGCGACGGCAAGGCTCTGTTTGACTGGGCAAACGCTGGCGACGCCCCCGCTCCGAAGCCGGTTAATAAATCCGCCGCAGAGGAAGAGCTGGTTGCAGATGTTCCTGTGGCTGAGAAGTCTAAGATAGAAATGGCTATAGACAGCATTAACAAACTCGCTAAAGAACTTGCAGACAGCGGTGTGGCGAAGAAAACAATTTCAGATATAATCAAGTCGGTTTCGGGTAGTGCAAACTATAATAAGATAACTGACTTTGAGGTAGCAACAGATGTTTATAAGGAGCTTGTAGCCCTTAAAAATAAGGAGGATTAATTATTTATGGTAGAGAATAATGTAACAATCATCGGTAGACTTACGGGCGACGTAGAAATAAGAATCGCCGGTAACACAGACAACAGAGTGGCGAATTTCACTGTGGCTGTCAATCGCCCCAAGAGAAAGGACGCAGAAGACGAAGCAGATTTCATCCGTGTTAGGGCGTGGAACTCAACCGCCGATTTTATCGAAAAGTATTTCGGCAAGGGTTCTAAGATAGGTGTCAGAGGTTCCATTCGTACAGACTCGTATAAGAACAAGGACGGCGAGAACAGAAGTGTGACATATATCCTTGCTGATGAGGTCTGCTTTATCGAGTCTAAGTCAACTTCCAACGGCAACTCTGAACCGAAAGCAAAGGCGAGCACAAAGAAAGCAAATGTTGATGTCGCTACTGACGATGACGATCTGCCGTTCTGATAAGGTATATGGAAAAATACAGCTTTTCTAAGTTGTCTTCTTTCCATCAGTGTCCGTTGCAATATTGGTATACATATATAGCTCGTAAGCCCGGAGAGGATGATGAGCAGGAAGAGGATAATGCCTTCGCACAGTACGGAGATTTTGTTCACTCCCTGCTCGAACGCTGGGGTAAAGATGAACTTGCCGAATATGAGTTACTGGGTGAATATGAAAACAAATTCTTCGACCGTGTAACTTTAGAATTTCCTCCCCATAAGCGCACCGACTTGTGTAAGAAATATTACGACGACGGCGTACAGTTTTTGTCAAACTTCGAGGGCGTGGATGCAAAAGAGATACTCGGTGTAGAAGAACACTTCGAGGAGCCAATTGCGGCGGCGGACGGAAGAGATAACTTCATCATTCAGGGCTTTATAGACCTTATATACATAGACTCGGCGGGACGGTTGGTAGTTCACGACTGGAAATCAAAAGCAAAATTTAAAAACCCCGCCGAGCAGAAGAAGTATGCGAGACAGTTATACATATATTCAATTTATGTCAAGCTGAGATATGGTAAGTTTCCCGATCTACTGAGATTCCATATGTTCCGTAACAGCAAAGATGTGGATATTAAGTTCAACATTGACGACTATTACGAAGCAATAAACTGGATGCAGGAGACGGTAAAGGAAATCCGGGATTGCGGTGAGTTTGAAAGCCGACCGGATGATTTTTATTGCCAATATCTGTGCGACATGAGACTAAAATGCTGTGGGGAGATGGCAACGAAAGAATGATAATTAACGATCTAAATGATATTAAGGAAACTTATGGGCTTATATATGCCGACCCGCCTTGGAGGCAAAGCAAGGGTGGTAAGAAGTCTGTGAGAGAGAATAGTAGCGGAAAACCTTTAGATTATCCGACTTGTAGTTTGGACGAAATAAAAGAGCACTTGAGACTTGCAACTGAGTCTACCACAGAGAACTCTATATTATTTCTTTGGACGATAGATAAGTATTTGTTTGAGGCGCAACAGATAGCGGAAAGCTTGGGCTATAAACTTCATGCGAGAATGATATGGGACAAGGTTACTGGAATACCTGCTGCCTTTACGGTAAGGTATGGGCATGAGTATCTTTTATATATGTATAAAGGAAAGCTCACTCCTGTAGCAAAAGATGAAAGAGGGAAAATACATACAGTTTTTCGTGAGCGTGTGACAAAACACAGTAAGAAGCCCGATATTGCCTATGAAATTATCGAGAGGTTATATCCGGATTTAAAGAAACTGGAAATGTATGCACGGGAAACGAGAGATGGCTGGGACAGTTTTGGCAACGAAGTAGCATAAAGTAAAGGAGGTTGATGATTTATACAGGTATTAAAAAGCGATATTCAAAGAGCGAAAGAGAAATTAGGGGATAGAAATGCTGAGATTATGGTTGAGTTGCTCGGTATTACGAACTGGAACCCCTCAAGAAGAGTCGGGTGTTGCCCGAACCCCGAACACATAGACAAGAATCCGTCGTGCTCGTATAACCCCAAGACTTATTCTTTTCATTGCTTTGCGTGTGGCTTTACCTGTGACATCATAGATGCCTATATCACATCCAAGAAGTGTACTTTTCTTGAAGCGTGTGAGATGCTTTTTGATGAGGCGGGTATACAGTATTCATTCGCAGAGCGCGGAACAAAAGACAGGGCATACAAATACCCCAAGCCCAAGTATGCCGACAACAAAGAAGAGGTGTACAAGTATTGGCGGAAGAGAAAAATATCACCTGAAACAATAGATTATCTGAATATACAGCAGGACGAAAAAGGAAACACCTTATTCCAGTATTTCGATCTAAATGACGTGCTCGTAATGTGTAAAGTCCGCAAGTCACGCGCAGTGCCTCACGGTGAACTTAAGATATGGTATCTCGAAAACAGCGATTGCTGTAATGTCCTTTACAACATCAATAAAATAAATACCACTCAGCCGTTGATAATATGTACCGGCGAAGGCGACTGTGCCGCACTCATTGAGTGCGGTTTTTACAACTCCGTAAGCATTAACGGCGGCGACCAGAATACGAAGTGGATTGAAGAGTGCTGGGATTTTTTGCAAGAGTTTGACGAAATCATCCTCGTCCACGACAACGACAGAAGCGGCGAGGAATACATAAAGAAAGTTGCTCCGAGGTTGGGCGAATATCGTGTCAAGGTTGCAGAAATCCCATTGTCTCACACCAATGCAGACGGCGAGAAAGTTCGCATAAAAGACATAAACGAACTGCTGTTCTTTGAGGGGAAAGAGGCGGTCAGAGATGTAATCAATAACGCGAAAGAGTCTGAGATTCCCGCGATAGTCGATTACACCGAAGTAAAGAGATTTGATATGTCGGATGTCGAGGGATTTACAACGGGCTTTGAAGATTTGGACGCTGCGCTCGGCAAGAACTATATGGGTTCTACAACGCTCATAACCGGAATAGCTTCTGCGGGTAAAAGCTCTCTGATATCGACACTTGTATGCCGATCTATAGAGCAGGGCTATCCTTGTTTTATATACAGCGGAGAGCTCTCAAACCCGTCGTTGAAGAACTGGATTGACTTTGTTCACGCAGGACAGCGGGGGCTTGAAGAAGTGCAGGGCGAACACGGCAAGTATTACAGAATCAAGTCTGATGTGTACAGAAAAATCAATTCCTATTATCGCGGGCAGCTTTACTTCTACAAAGATTCGTTCTCGCATAAGACTGAAGACCTCCTCGCGACGGCGGAGAGTGCGGTAAGAAGGCTTGGAGTAAAAACGGTATTCTTCGACAATCTCACATCTGTGGATCTGTCGTGCGACGATAACTCAAAGTGGACTAAGCAGGAAGATTTTATAAGACAAATCATTGACTTTGCAAAACGATGGAATGTAGCTTGCTTTGTGGTTATTCACCCGAAGAAAATGGAGCAGGTACGCAAGATGAGCATCTTTGACCTACAGGGCGTCGCTGCTGCTGCCAACCTTGCACAGCGTGTTATATCGCTGTACCGAGTATCACCTAAAGATAAAAAGGGTGTTGTTGGCAGAAACGGCAAGTTCATTACGCCGCCCATGAAAGGCAGTGTTGTCCTTGAAGTTCTCAAAGACCGATATGGTAGTGCAAACAACAAGGAATTTGCTCTGTACTACGACAACCCGAGTAAGAGATTCTACACAACGCCGCAGAATCTTGCTCATGCTTATGGGTGGGAAGTCGCCGACGGCGTGACAAGTGCGGAGTTGCCTTATGGCACTCCTGCTTATGACGAAGATATGGACGAGGAGGTGTTTGGTTGACAGACAACTTAGTAATTTATCATCTACATAGTGATAACAGTCTGCTGGATAGTTGCACGGGCTACAAGCTGTATATCGACAGAGCCGCTGAACTTGGACAACCAGCTATAGCGTTCAGCGAACACGGAAAACCACTCAACTGGGTCAAGAAAAAGATGTATTGTGACGAAAAAGGAATTAAATACATTCACGGCGTTGAGATATACCTCACTGAAAGCCTTAATGAAAAGGTCAGAGACAACTACCATACGGTGCTTATAGCTCGAAACGAACAGGGTGTGAAAGAACTCAACCTTGCAGTGTCGAAATCATGCGATAAAGACCACTTTTATTATGTAAATAGATTGAGTTTTGACGAGTTTTTGAAGCTATCCAACAACATTATCACGACGAGCGCGTGTCTTGCAAGTCCTCTAAATAAGCTTCCCGTAGACCATCCGATGTACGAGAGTCTTATTAAGCGATATGACTTCCTTGAGATTCAGGCTCACGATTGTCAGGAGCAGAGAGACTTTAATGTGCATTTGGCGGAGCTTGCGAAGAAGTACAATAAGCCGCTGATAGCAGGAACCGATACTCACTCGCTTGACAAATATAAAGCCGAGTGCCGCAAGATATTGCTTAAATATAAAAACAAGTCCTACGGCGACGAAGATACATATGACCTCACATATAAGTCCCGTGAAGAGTTGGACGCTGCATTTGCAAAGCAGGGCGTTCTACCTCCCGAGCTTTACAGACAGGCTATGGACAACACGCTTGCAATGGCTGATATGGTAGAGCCGTTCGAGCTTGATACATCTATTAAATATCCGATACTGTACGGGTCGGCTGAAGAGGATAGTCGCATCGAAACAGAGCGCGTTGACCGAATGTTTAAAGAAAAACTTGAGGCAGGAATTATACCACCCGAACAGGAAAAGGGGTTTAGATCTGCTCTGACGGAAGAAAGACGAGTTTTTGAAAAGCTTGGAATGAGCGGATTTATGCTCTGTATGAGTGAGTTGATATGTTGGTGCAAAGAAAATAATATACCAATTGGTCCCGGTCGAGGTTCTGTCGGTGGATCGAGGACGGCTTTTGTTACGGATATTATTGAGTGTAACCCGGAGCAGTGGCATACGGTCTTCTCAAGGTTTTGTAATGAAGATCGAATTGAGATAGGTGATATCGACATCGATTGTATCGAAACCGATAGACCTAAGATATTCAAATATATAATAAATCGTTTTGGTGAGAGAAAAACAGCAAGGGTTCCATCGTTCGGGACTTTGCAAGAAAAGGGTACTATTAAGGGTATAGGAAATGCACTCGCTAAATATTGGGAAGAAGAAAAGACCGGAGTTCCATTTAAGCCCTCAGACAAGTTTTCCCCCGATAATCCGTATTCCCTGAGTAATATTGATGAGATTATATCTGAGTTTTTCGCAGACGAGCAGAGCGCAAGAAAGAACCACCCGGATATATTCCAATATTATGATGGACTATTAGACACAAAGATTTCACAATCTGTACACCCCGCGGGTATAGTTATTAGCCCGATTACACTTGATGACGCATACGGCGTGTTTGATAAAGACGGAGATCTTTGTCTTATGATTGACATGGACGAGCTTCACGAGGTCGGGGCGGCGAAATTTGATTTCCTTATACTAAGCAACATAGGTATCATAAATGAAACTTGCAGACTGGCAGGTATTCCATATCCACATATGCACGAGATAAATTTCAATGACCAAAAAGTTTGGGCTGATATGTTAAGAAGTCCTGCGGGAATATTTCAGATGGAATCACCATTCGCATTCTCGATGTTAAAAAAGTTTGTTCCGCACTCAATCTTTGATATGAACCTTATAACTGCGGCGGTGCGCCCGTCGGGTGCTTCATATAGAGACAAGCTAATGAATAAGATACCCAATAAAAATCCGACAAAAGAAATTGATAAGCTTCTTGAGAATAATTTAGGATATTTGATATTCCAAGAAGATATTATAGCGTTCCTTCAACAAATATGTGGCTTATCAGGCAGTGAAGCGGATAATGTTAGACGAGCAATAGGTCGTAAGGATGCCGAGAGGTTGGAAGGGGCAATGCCTAAGATACTTGAGGGGTATTGCAAAAATTCTGACAAGCCAAGAGAGGAAGCTGAGAAAGACGCAAAAACCTTCTTGAAAGTAATTGAGGACGCTTCTGAGTATTCCTTTGGTTACAACCACGCCACTGAATATAGTCTCATAGGTTATCTGTGTGCTTATCTGCGTTGCTATTATCCTTGCGAGTTTATCACAGCATATCTTAACAACGCCGCTAATGAAGATGATGTTATTAATGGCACTACGCTTGCCGCCGAATATGGATTTAAGGTAACACCTCCTCGTTTCGGCGCGTCGAGAGATGTCTTCTATTTTAACAAGGAGAAAAAAGAAATAGCAAAGGGGTTGACGAGTGTTAAGTATATGTCCGCTGCTCTTGCAAATGAGCTGTATGACATATACGACGAGGTAAAAGGGAAATCGTTTATGGAGGTTCTTAAGGCTCTCTCGAAGACCTCTATTGATACGCGACAGCTCGATATCCTAATTAAAATTGGCTACTTTGAAGAGTTTGGAAATATGGGAGAGCTGCTGAAGCTTGTGCAAGTGTACTCGTTCTTCAAAAACGGAACTGCAAAATCTGTTAGCAAGTCCAAGGTCGTAGGTTTCCTTACAGATATCATTTCAGATTATGCGACGGATAAGGGCGTTAAGGGGAATGAGCTTAAGTCTTACACAATAACCGACATGGACGGGCTTTTAGCCGCTTGTGAAGAGCAAATTAGAAAATCAAATATTCCCGACTTAACCCTTAAGGTTAAGATACAGAATAGTATCGACTATCTTGGATATGTTGGTATTCAGACCGGACTGCCCGAAGACAGGAGAAAGCTTTTGATAACAGAAGTATTCCCCATGCGTGGACAGAACGGTGTACCGTGGGGATATAAAGTGAATACGCAGAGTCTGGGTACAGGTAAGCAGTCGTCGTTGACGATACCGGTGAGAATATATGCCGAGAATCAGGTGGCGAAGGGTGATATCGTGTATGCCGACAACTGCTACAAGAACCCGAAAGGATATTGGTATCTTAACGCTTATAGAAAGATGTGAGGTGCAAAATGATGAGTAATGTTGATGTCTTTGAAATATTGGTTGCTGCGACTTGTTTAGCAAATTTGGCGGTATTTGCGATTACATGGGTACATGAACTGAGAGAGTTTATTAAAGAGAAACGTCGCGAACGAGCAGAAGCTCAAGAAATGATAGCGATGCTCAAAGCAAAAAATCATGAGTGTAGCGTGGAAATCAATGCGCTGAACGCGAGGATCGCAGAACTAACAGAAGAACTGTTGAAAGAAAAGCTGTTGAAAGGCGGTAATAATGGATTCGGCTTAAGCGGGAGGTAACGACTATGATGTATGAAGATGCGCTTCGCGAGATATTGAATCGAGTTTATCGAAACACAGGTGACTGTGAAATGCATATTTCAAAAGATTGTTTCCAGTTAATCATTACAGCTCTCGAAAAGCAGATACAGGCTGAATCAATGGAGGGTAGCAAATGAAAATTCCAAGACAGATTGACACTGCACTGAGATTGCGAACCAAATATGCTTGTTTGCTTAGCGACAAGTGCGGCATTGTCGAGAAGTGGCTTGATGAAAATGGAATAGAGTGTGAATACTGTGACACTCACGGTGGATGCGAAATATATACGAATCCACACGATAGTGAGCAAAGGATAAGAGAATGCATTGAGAAAGCAGGTGAAGAAGATGAATGAAGATTACACGAAGCTCAAAGATTTTGCACAAAAGCGTCTTGATGACAGCTGCGAAAACAGCAATGAATACGATGCCAGATATTGGGTTGGCTATATCGATGGTTTGAATGTGCTGTGTAAGAAATTATGTAGAATCGAAGAAGAAGAAGCTCTCAAACTTCTTGAACACGGCGTTATCGCGCTGCCCTGCAAGGTGGGAGATATGGTGTATCGCATTACGCGATGTTCTTGTGAAGATATTGACGGAGCACATACTGAATGCGAATTTTATGGTTTTGGAACAGATGATAAGATTTGCGAGCTTCCAAATGACATGAAATGTCCTTATAAGTTTAGAGTTGCTGGCTGCAATGTAACAGAAATGAATATCTTCATGTTTGCAAAAGAATGGGAAAGTACTACATTTCCTATCCGTGAAGAGGCAGAACGAGCATTAAAGGATCGTGAAAAGTATGACTAATCTCTGGAAATATAGAGAAATATTACTTGATATGATGTTGAAACTTTACGGTGATGTCAAAGATGAACGAGTGAGAAGAGGTATTTACGAAGCGAGAGAAATCGTTTATAACTCACATCCGACTATAGAGTGGATTAAGGGGCGTGAAAACAATGGCTGAATTAAAACCTTGTCCGCAATGCGGCGAAATGCCCGAAATCGGATATGCTTGCGGCGAATATTTTATTTTGCCGACATCAAAAGCAATAGGAGCTTGCGTGTGCAGTTCTTTCACCGAAATGCACGCGAGCAAAGAACAAGAAATCGAAGCGTGGAACAGAAGGGCTGAAAATGGCTGGATATAACGAACAATGCAAGAAATGCTTTCATTTTCAAGTTTGCGCCCAAGTTATGAAAAATCAGCTTTTCATTAGAGAGAAAATGCTCAAAGAAGAAAACCCAAAATGCGAGCATTTTGTGAACGCCGCCGATGTGGTTGAGGTTGTCAGATGTAAGGACTGTAAGTATTGGCAAGACAACAACGATGGATACCCTCATCAAGAGTGCCGATGGGGTAATTATGAAACTCCTGACCCTGATGATTATTGCAGTTACGGAGAATTGAAAGATGGTGACACGGAATGAAAGCAGAGAACAGAATAAGATTCGAAAGGATAACAGGTCAGATTGAAGGTTTGTCCTTTTGCATTGAAAACAAGGAAATATCAGGAGCACTGCTTGACATAGCCGAAACGATCGACAGCGTTATCAAAAGCGAAAGTGAGGACGGAGGGAATAACAATGGCTAATGCAGATAGATGTGTATGTTGCGGAGAAATAGTCCCCGAAGGTCGGCAGATTTGCCCGTCGTGTACGGCAGCATACATAATGACGAGAGATATGGGTAACGGAAGGAATCCCGACAGAATAGACGGCTTTCTTGAAACGCTTGGTCGGGCGTGGAAGAGGGTTCCCGATTGGAGGTTCTTTCAGCTGATATGCAACATCCAAAGAGCAATGCACTCTGATGGATTTTATTTAGAGGACGGTGACTCCGAGCAGTTTATTAAGGAGATGTTTAAGTGAAAAAAGAGTTTAATGAGTGCGTCGGATGTCCGCCTGAACTTGGGTGTATCGGTGACTCGTGTCCATATAGGCGTGTTACTCGATACTTCTGCGACAAGTGCGGTGAAGAGGGGACACTTTATTATGTGGACGGCGACGAGCTGTGTGGAAGCTGTGTGCTTGACGGACTCGATGTTGTCGAGGGTTCGGACGAATAGAGAGGAGAGGTTCAATGATAAAAATTGAAAATGTTGTAGCACCTTCTACTGAACAGTGGGAGGCGATTATTAGGGGCTGTCGAAATCCAATGAATAGCTGGGGTAAAAGTGACAGCTATTATCCCGAAGAGTATCGTTACGGTGATCTTCCCAGTGATGCTGTTGATATCGGCGACAACGACCTTAATCTTATGAAGCGTCTTTGTAGCGCTGGTACAGATCATCGCAAGTTCATGAGAATGATTACGGTGTATGTGGATATAACAGCTCCGCTGTATTGGTAAACTCTTTCTGCCAATGAAACACTTTTCCTAGTTATCGCTAGGGGTCGCATATTTGCGGCTAACGGGGAACCACCCATTGGAATCCCGTGGGAAACATTTCAAAAATAATTCGTGAAAAGAACACTTCTTATAATGAAAAGAAAGTAAACAAATTGGCTATTGCGGGTTGAGACCGCATTTAAAACTGATAGAAATTTAGCTCTGTGCTCGTTTGAATCGAAACAGTCCCTGCTTTCTTTTCGCTTTTCTCTTTTATATTTTTGAAATGAACCTGTAGAGGCTATCCCCTATGCCTTCTGGGCGGGGGAGTAGGGCTACTATTGATACGTAGCTGGGTTTTAGGAAACGAAGCCCATGAAAACCGAAATGGTGTCCTATTGTTTTTGTATATGATTGCTAGAGTATTTATAAAAGAAAGGAGGCTATAAAATATGAGGCATGATAAGTTTCACGCCAGTGATTTTCCTAATTATACCATATCAGAAGATGGGGAAATTAGAAACAGTAAAGGGAAAATTATAAAAGGCGAAATCAGTAACAAAGGATATAGACGAGTTAGCCTATCAAATAATGATGTAAAGCATAAGAAAATGAGTGTGCATAGATTAGTAGCCGAAACATATATTCCTAACCCACATAATTATCCAGAAGTAAATCACAAAAATGAAAATAAATTGGATAATAATGTAAACAATCTCGAATGGTGCTCTACGCTCGATAACCTGAATCATAGTCATGTTATAGAAAAGGCCAGTGTTGCTAAATTTAGAAAAGTGAAATGTGTAACGACTGGAAAAATCTATAATTCAATAAAAGAAGCAACTGATGAATTAGGATTGTATAATTCCAATATAGTAGCTTGTTGTAATGGCCGAAGATCTACTTGCGGTGGGTTAGAATGGGAATACTTATAACATTAAAATTTTTATTACTAGCAATCATATAGACAATAGTAAAAGATAGTCCATTAATGGGAAAGAATTTGATACATATCGTGTAGGGGTTGAGAAGAACTCTTGTTCTACCATGCACAAGATTCATGCAAAAGAGTTTACGCTGGAAGATTTCTCGTGTGAGCATCTGTTTGACTTTTGCCCCGATTGCGATACCGACAGTGCGACTGTTTTGCGATACACGATCGGGTGGTTAAATTATTGTCGCGAGAAATACCTTGAAACCAAAGACAAGGAATACTGGTGGCAGCTCATCCAGCTTCTTCCATCCTCCTATAATCAGCGTCGAACAGTTATGCTTAATTATGAGGTTCTGGCGAATATTTATAATAGTAGACGTAATCACAAGCTTGATGAATGGCATACATTCTGCGACTGGATCGAGAGTCTGCCTTATTCGGAGCTGATTACTGGAAAGGAGAAAAATGATGAAAGTATCTGAAATTTGCAAAATTGTGAATGATTGTGATAGACTCCTTGATATTTTGCGCCAAAAAGAGCATAAGCTAATTAGCTCAGAAATTCAGGAAATTCGCAATTTGTTATGGGATTACAGAGAAGAACTTATGAAGAAAGAAGTTAAATAAGGAAAGAAGAAAAATGCTGAAAGCCATATGTGATATTTGTGGAATAAGACCTGCTGATAACCATTTTAAAGTTAAAAAAGAGATAGAAACTGCATTTATTGATATGGGAATCGTATTTCCAAAAAAGGAATGGGTTAATGTTGATATTTGTAAAGAGTGTTATCAGAAACTACTTTTCAAATCATCAGTAAAGGAGAAAGCGAATGATAAACATGACAGTTGCTGACCTGAAGAGGCTTATATCAGACCTTCCTGATAATATGCCGGTAATTATACCAGTTTGGGAGATGCGCTACGATAATGCAAGCAATAGTCTTGTTCATAATGCGGGCGAGGACGAGGAGGACTAATATGGACGCAGTAGATTACCTTAAGACAAAAGAACGAATGTGTGGAAAGTCATCTGGTTGCTCCATGTGTCCGCTTGCTATGGGCGAACCCTTTGGCTGTGAGACCGTTGAATCTCAGCACCCCGAAGAGGCTGTAGAGATGGTTGAGAAGTGGGGTGTGGAACATCCGGTAGAAACATACATGAGTGACTTCCTCAAGAAGTTCCCGAACGCGATATTTAACAATGATGGCTATCCCTCTGATTGCGTGAGATACCTTTACGGCAACGACCATGCTCCACTCGGCGACCGTGGGTGCGTCGGTGTTTCTTGCTCAACTTGTTGGAATAGACCCATAAAGAAAGAGAAGTGTGGATATTATAAGGCTGAACACGGAGCAAAAGTGTGCATCGGTCAAAAGGGTGAGCCGTCGTGTAAGTGTGGCGGCGACGTGAATTGCTGTGAGAGAGACTAAAAGGAGAAGATAAATGGGTTATTACTTTAACAGAGAAGATATTTTGAATGGCGCAAAAGACTGCGTTTGCAGGAGCAGGGAGGCGGAATACAGCTCGCCTGAGAACAGCTTTACCGCGATAGCAAATTTGTGGACGAGCTATCTCGATGCGGCGTTCCCGGACGAAAAGGTTTTGCTGACCTGTAAAGATGTCGCCGCCATGATGGTGCTTTTTAAAATGGCAAGGGTGGCGACCGGTAGAGGCAAGGCTGATAACTGGATAGACGCAGCGGGGTATGCGGCGTGTGGTGGTGAGACCGAGAAGATAATTCGACCCGACACAGAAGTCTCGAAGGACACTGACTGTGTGGTGGTTGTGTGAGAAAGAAAAAGCTAAAACGGGAGCTAAATTCTCTACGCACCGACCTCGAAGCCGCTAAGATCAATGCTGATTTTTGGAAGGGATATGCGAAGTTCAGTCAAGAAAAATTAGAAGATAACAAACAACTCCGTGAGGAGAACTTAAGACTAAACAAGCTGCTCGCAGAGGTGACAAGTGACCTTAACGCACTTCGCCGAAGTAGTGGATTCGCTCATGCTTACTGCGCTTACGATGAGTGGTCAGACAAAGAATACTGTGACCGTTGCAGAGAGAACGGATATAACGATTGGAAATGGAGAGGAGTTTTAAAAAATGAAGAGAATCATTGGCGAGATATTTGACTGGATTACAGCGATAGATGAGGCAATAGAAATAACTGCCAAAAATGAGGCTCATAGCGACCACAAGGGTGACGAGCCACAGATACATACGTGTCCCGCAGACTGTAAGGGAGCACCCAACGCCAACTGGCACTCAATAAAAACTGTCGGCGACCTGCCCGAATACAGTGGTAAATTTATCGTGACGATTGAGGAGTTTTTCTATTCAATCAATTGTATACACTCGGGACCCCGCAACGAGAGAGCGACCGTTACAGCGTGGTACGACGCCGACTCGATGACTTGGGAGATTGACGGCGTGGACGAACCTATAGACGCAGTTGAGGGTGGAAGTGTTGACGGTGTGCTCACCTTTGTGGTGGCGTGGCAGATACTTCCTGAGCCTTACGAGGAGGACTGATAGGGTGATTAATATTCTTAGAAATGGAGCAAGCAAAACACTTGAGTTTAAGTGTTCAACCTGCGGGTGCGTTTTCGAAGCAGACATAAATAGCTATGTTCTGACGGGAGAGGAGATTGTTCGTGAGTCATACGATGGGGCTCACAAAGTTGTTGTGTATGCACCTTATACAATGTCAAAATGCCCGTGCTGCGGACGAGTAGCATACGAGGCTTAACTTATATATACGGAGGTTTACAAAACATGAAAGTAATACTTTATACGACGCATTGCCCTAAATGCAATGTGCTGACGACCAAACTGAAATCGAAGGGAGTGGACTACGAAGAAATTACCGATGTGGATGTTATGAGAGACAAGGGTTTTATGTCGGCTCCTATGCTTGAGGTTGACGGAAAGACAATGACTTTCGTCGAAGCAATTAAATGGGTTAACGAGGTGGTGTGATATATGAAGTTCAATATAGATAGTCTCGATAGAAGTTTTGTAATTGAATATAATCGTCTGCAAAATGCTTACCCAGAGAGGCTGAGCGAGCTCAATGGGTTTGGAGATAAACAGCTCAACTATACCGATTTCATCGACAATTTTGTTGATAAGCAAACCATAGCAGACGCGAGTATAGATGGCAACGCGAATGTTGCACACAAGGATATTGTTTCACTCATAAACGAAATGTCGAAGCCCCATTCAAAACTTTTGGCGTTCAACAAGATATTTCATGAGCTGACTAAGAAGTATGGACACGAGGATGCCACTGAGTGGCTGAAGGGCGAGTGGGATGGACACTTTTATCTGCACGACGCTCATAGCTCGTCTTGGGTTCCGTATTGCTTCGCTTATGATATAGACGAACTGGTGAAGCGCGGACTCTATTTCATAGATAACTTTAATGCGGCTCCGCCTCAGCACCTCAATACATATACTGATTTTGTCAGCGAATTTGTGTCATGGACGTGCAATAGGTCTTCAGGCGCGGTTGGGCTTCCGAGTTTTCTCATCTATTCGTATTACTTCTGGAAGAAAGATTGCAACGAGGGTTACTTTGTAAAGTCTCCTGAATATTACAGAGACCAGTCTTTTCAGGAGATAATATATCGACTTAATCAGCCCTATCTGAGGGGCGGAATCCAGTCGGCTTTTACCAACTTTTCGATATTTGACAAGCCATACCTCGAAGCGCTCTTCGGCGGTAAAGAGTTTCCCGACGGCACATTCATTATAGATTATATCGACGAGATTAAAGAATATCAGAAGGCGTTTATGAAAGTGCTTTCAGATACAAGAAGAGAGAACCTTATGACGTTTCCGGTCGTTTCGTTTGCTCTTCTTAGACAGAACGGCAAGTTCGTAGATGAGGATTTTGCAAAGTGGTGTTGCCGTCATAACATGAAGTGGGCGGATAGTAACATTTTCGTATCAGAGGATGTTACAAGCTTGAGTAACTGCTGTTTTGCTGGGTCACAGGAGGTCATCGTAAAGTTTGGCGACGGCGAGGCAATAACCCTTTCATTTAAAGAGCTGTGCGAAGAAAAATACGCGGAGGCTCGAAAGAAATTATTTGTACGCTACAAGGGTCATTGGTGTCAATGTAAAGCTGTTAAACTCCCTGCGAGACCGTTCTATAAGGTTACTACTAATAATCACGACGAGATGATAGTTACTGATAATCATATAGTGCCGGTAATCGGCGGTGACCTTAGAACAACCGATCTTGCCTTAGGTGATGGTATTCTGTATGATTTAGATTGCTGCGCTCAAAAAGGAGGTATCGAGATTGATAGCGGCGGACGTCTTTATTCTATGATAAAGTCAATAGAACCAGTGGATATTGATGATAAGTTCTGCTATTGCCTTGAGATGTACGACAAAGATGACCCCTATTTTACTCTGGCAAACGGTATAATCACACATAACTGCCGTCTTAAGAGCGACATAAAGGAGCTTGGCTACTTCAACAGCATCGGCGGGTCGGCGCTTGAGGTTGGATCTATTAAGGTAAATACAATAAACCTTGCCCGTCTTGCCTACGAGACAACATCAGAGGAAGAGTATCTTGAAGCTCTTAAGGGTCGAGTAATTACCTGTGCAAAAACTCTTGATGTTATTAGAGATATTATGAAACGAAACACAGAAAAGGGGCTGCTTCCCAATTACGCGCTCGGTATTATCAACATGAAGTCGCAGTACAATACCGTTGGTATTATCGGTGTGTATGAAGCGTTGCAGAAGTTTGGCTACACCTATCACGACGAGTTCGGTAATACATATTATAAAGACGAGGGCGTAGAGTTCGCCAAGAAGATACTCGCGACAATTACCGAGATTAAAGACGAGTTCGTCAAGGACAAGGACTACATGATGAACATCGAACAGGTTCCCGGAGAGAGAGCTGCGGCTGTTCTTATGGAAAAAGACAAGCTGTTCTTTCCCGATGAGAAATACGACCTTCCTCTGTACGGCAACCAGTGGATTCCGCTCGGCATAAAGACAACCATAGCTGAAAAGGTTAGAGTGAGTGCTATTCTTGACAAGGCTTGCTCAGGCGGCAGTATAGTCCATCTGGGTTTAGCTGCTCCATTCAGTGATTTCGATGAAGCTTGGTATATGATGAACTATGTGGCGGATGCGGGTGTTAACTACTTTGCCTTTAATCTTCGTATATCGGCTTGTGATAACAACCACGGATTCTTCGGAGATACTTGTCCAGAGTGCGGACACCCTGTTGAGACGACCTATCAGCGTATAGTCGGTTTCCTTACGCCTACTAAGACCTACTCTGAGGCTCGTAAGAAAGAGTTCGCTATGCGTGACTGGTTTGACCTTAACAATATAGGAGAATTTTAATGCGAGTAAAAGCAATCGAAGTAGAGGCGTTTGGGGACTATAAATATCCTGCAATGCTTATAGGTGCTAACGGTTGCGACTGGAAATGCGAGAGAGATTGCGGGGAGAAGCTGTGTCAAAACTCTTCCCTCGCAACTTCTCCCACTATCGAGGTTGCTCCGTATAGACTGTTTGAGCTTTATCAGTCGAGCACTGTGACGAGAGCAGTTGTGTTTGGCGGGTTGGAACCCATGCTTCAAATAGAAGAGATTCTTGAAGTTATTGATTATTTTCGTCAGCGCACAGACGACCCTATCATAATTTACACGGGGTATACGCCCGATGAAATTGAACCTAAACTAAACGAGCTCAAACGATACAAAAACATTATCGTAAAGTTCGGACGGTTTATCCCAAACCAAGAGCCACACAAAGACGATGTTCTTGGGGTGATGTTGGCAAGCAACAACCAGTATGCAGAGAAGATAAGCTAAGGAGGTAATATGGAAGATAAACTTACTATTAAGTTTGAATTAAAGAATGAGAACGGCTTCACCTACACGTCGTCATCGGAGTTTCAAGTGTACAGCGAACTCGGAGACACGACCGTTGACTTGATAGGGCAGTACCTTAATACTTTCCTTGTGCAGTGTGGTTATCCGAGACGAGACAATATTTTTATGGAGTCTCTTATAGACGACGAGCTTGAGACAGTAGCTTACTTTCTTAAGGATTATAGACTGGCTAAGAAGAATAAGGAGAAGAATAATGAAGAAGATTAAAATAAAGTATCATGACGCGAATATGGAGCGTCTTCAGAAAATATCACAGGGTGACTGGATAGATCTCAGAGCTGCTGAAACTGTAGAACTTAAGAGGGGAGAGTTTAAGATTATATCCCTCGGCGTATCTATGAAGCTTCCCGATGGTTACGAGGCTCATGTTGTACCGAGAAGCAGTACATACAAGAACTTCAAGGTCATACAGGCTAACAGCATGGGAATTATAGATAACAGCTACAGCGGTGACAACGATGTGTGGATGTTTCCTGCGATAGCTCTTGAAGATACAAAAATTGAAAAGGGTGATAGAATATGCCAGTTTCGCATAGTGAAGTCCATGCCTAAAGTGCGTCTCGACGAAGTAGACCATCTCGACAACCAGTCCAGAGGCGGGTTCGGTTCTACGGGAGTGAAGTGATGAAGAATAACAAGCTTTTGTTTTATGTCTTGTCGTTCACTTGGGGCTTGCCTATGACGCTTGTCGGTGTAGTCGCCGCCGCAGTTATGCTGTTGCTCTTCAGGAAGCCAGAGCTGTGTGGCTATTGTATAAGGTTTAGGATTGGCAACGGCTGGGGTGGTGTGTCGCTTGGACTAACGATAATTACAGACAACCAGTCAGAGAGCGAGATTACATACCACGAACACGGTCACGCGATTCAGAACACGCTCTACGGTTTCTTTATGCCGGTTCTCGTATGTATTCCTTCAATAATACGATATTGGCACAGAGAATACCTTGTGCGGATAAAAGGGTATAGATATAGCTCTTTACCCGCTTACGACGACGCGTGGTATGAGGGACAGGCGACCAGATGGGGAACAGAATTTATGGCAAATCTCGGACGGTAATTTTAGCCTACAAGTTAACTCACGAGATATTTAAACTTCAAGTTTATAATCTAAATACAGTAAAAGTGGGCTAAAAATAAAGAATAACGGTTGACTTCTTTTATTGATGTGGTATAATTCCAGTAGAGAACCTCTTGGTTCCTATACACCTATTAGAGACGGTTTTGCTTAGGCGAAGCCGCCTCTGTCCTATAAAGGGTATTGACAATATATTTCTATAAGTTATAATTAGCTTGTGGATAAAACAAACAACAAGGAGGAGCTTTATGACTTTAGAGAAGTATTTCGAAAAGACCGGCAAAATTTACGGTGTTTCAAGCAAGTTCGATTTCGGCGAGTGGCATCACCGATTAGCCGAGTTTGACAGCTTGGAAGAAGCTTATAAGTGGCTTAACACTGAAGAGGGCGACTTCCGCACAAGAGAGATTGGGTCGAAGACTCACATTGCTAAGATTGCCGGTATAACCCCACAAAAGTTGGACGAAGAACTAAAGCCTTATTTTATGAGATAATTTAGGTAAAAAAAGCGGGTAGGGATTTCTCCCTACCCGCTTTTTTTTTACTTAGCCTTCTTCGTTCTCGTTTGCGTCTTCGTCAGGCTTTACTTCACTCTGTTCTTTAGCATTGCCCTGAGCATGAAGAAACTCGTCCGCCGCCTGAGCTGCCGCAGTGAAACTGTTATTCTTCCAGTAGCTGACGACGCCAGTTACGATGGCGAGCACGACACTGACTATTGCGTACAGCTGATTCTCATCAAAACTGATGCCCGCAACGCCAAATGCGCCGAGTGTGAGGTTGACAAGAGAGCCTACCATAAGAATAAGGCGAACCCAAGTACCAACCGACACATTACTAAGATTCTCAATAATGTCTTTGAATTTCTGCATAATCTTACCTCCCGAATATAAATGCAATAAAGGCTGTCACAGCAGCACCGATAAGAGCAGACACAATGGTCTCCCAACGCTTGCTGGGGCGGTCTTTTAAATCGTCTATTGCTTGCTGAAGCTTTCCGAGGGTTTCAATAACCGTGTTAAGCTTAGAAGTAACAACGCTCTGAGTTTTATCTATATCGTCAACCTCTTTATCAAGAGTGGTGTACTCTTTTTCAAGCACCTCGACGCGCCTTTTGAGGCTCTTTATCTCTGCCTCTAAGGTGTCCATACTGATTGCCATTACGATACCTCCTTAAGATATTTAACGGCAACCCATGACATGATATCCGAAAGCAGAGCCTCCTTCACGCCACTGTTTATTTGAATTTTTGAGACCTTGTGTTTTGTGGGCGCGAGCTGAGCTTTAGGCACAGCCTTACCTCTCGTATTAGAGAGTCCGCCGTAAACTGCCCCAGCCTTAATTGTTACTGTGGAGCCTACGCCTATTTTTTTTGACGCACTCTTAACCAACGAAAGGTCTACCGCGTACACCCATGAGTTAATCTCCTTAAGCAAAACTTTGTTTCCACTCACAGACTTAACTGTGTGTTTACGGAGCTTAACCCATATAGGAATACTCTGTCCTGTGGCATACTTCTTGCCCGTAATCTTAACGATATCTCCCGCCTTTATGGCAGAAGCGGGCTGGGTAGGAGTGGACGGCGTTGTCGGCGTAACAGATGGCGCACTCGCTGTTCTCTTCTTAAGTTTATATACAGAGGCAACCGCGTCGGCTATTGCAATACCGCACTGTTTCTGACCAGATGCGTTCTCAACGTGTTTACGATCAGAGGTTGTATCAATAAAAACGGTCTCGACGAGGAGGCTCTGACATTTGACCTCTCTAACGAAACCAAAGTAGTTTGTATTATTTTGTACTTTAACTTTTGCACCACGGTTCGGAATGCCGAACTTTGTAGCAATACTCTTACTAATCGCACCGGCTATTGTCTTACCGGCGTTGTTGCCTACTTTATAGTAAACCTCAGAGCCCGTGCCGTGTGCGGCGTTAAGATGTATCTCCATAGCAAGGTCATACTTGCCAGCGTTTATAGTCTTAATACGACTATAAAGACTCTTGTCTGCGTCGTAATTTATCAGCGTTACATTACAGCCGTACTCACGAAGGGCTGCCGCCGCATATTTACCGATTTCTCGACCTATCTTAAATTCTTGAAAGCCGCCACCACACGCTCCGCTGTCGTAGCCGCCCCTTTCATTTTTACCGTGTCCGATAGACATAGCTATGTTCATATTTAATCCTCTCTTTCTATGCCATCTCAAAATTATTTATCTTTAGGCGCGAATATCTCCCCGTAGACAATAGGTGATTTAACAATAAATTTATCGTTCCCCGCTAAAACCTGTATGGCTATCTCGCCGTCTTTCTTTGTTAAAATAGAAGGAACAATATATGATAAAAACTCGTCATCTACTTTAATATCGCTAACACTTTTTACAGTGTCGCCCACAAGAAAATCTATAGAATAAAAGTCCGCGCCTTGTAAATCTGGTGTGAGTTGAAAAATAAGTTTAGTCGCCTCATTTTCTCCGACATAACCCATGTTGAAGCGAGAACTTCTCCATAAATCAATTATTATTTCTCGCATTAGTTCACTTCCTCAAAGTAGATTCCGACAAGTTGAGAGGGCGTGTAAGCAAGAATTGTACCTTGACCGTTGCTGTCGTCGCGTATGCACTTGTATGTTTTGCCGGCGTCGGCATAATATAGGTCTTTATAGTACCTCATGCCAGCCGCCGCCGTGATAGGATTGTTGATTGTGCCGTCCTCGCCGACCGTGATAGGCTCCCAATGCGCGGCGGTGTTTTCCGGCAACCATGTCGGATTTGCTGATATAGCGTTATAACACTTGTACAGCCCGCTCGGTCTGCGGACTATACTGCCGACAGCATAATCGACATACCCGCTCCAAAGCGGATAAAGCTCTGCATACTCCAAAGCTTCTGCGTCCGTAGTGACCTTCGTCAAAACTCCGTCTATCTTGTTGCGATAAGCCTTTGCTTCTGCTCGCGTCATGTTGCACCTCCTGTGATTATTTCCAGTGCTTCGGAATCGGATATTTCCTCGTCAGATTTGTCAATTTCCGTCCAGTTGCTTGCGTTGTCGTTGACCCCGAGGTGGACGGTTACAGCGATAACATCGCCTTTTTTCAGTACCTTACCATTATCTGCCGTAAGTATGTTACCGTTAATTGTCATGCTGTTACCACCGTCCATCCTTTATTTGTCGCCACCGCAAGCGTGGTTTCAGGGATTTCTGCCGCCACAGCGGGTGTGCTTTTGAGCGTGATTGTCCGCGCCGTTTCAGATGTGGATATATCCGGCAAGGTATTAAAAAACGCAAGCACCGCATCAGCTTCCAGCGCCGTTGCCGTTAGGTTGATGTCGCCCGGAAAGCTCGTCAAGCTCTCCCCACCCGTAAAAAGAAGCTTGCGGAGAGAGTAACAAGCCATAGTTGCGTAAAATGGATTAGTCCAACCTGTCGTATCACTGATATCACAGATTAACTCTCGGAGATTCGTGCATTGGCGGAAAGTTTCCCACCAACTTTTCAATTTAACCGTTCCCAAAAAGCTCTTGAGTTCAGTTAAGTAGAGCCTTGTGTTTGGCTCACAAATTCCCGACTGTGTTTTAACATATTCAACTGCCTTCAAGCAGTCTGGGATCTTGTTGCCAAAGTTGTAAAAATACCGACATCCCGTTAAGTTTCCCGGTGTTACAAATGTGTTTGCCGGGTCGTCGTCTTTGCGCAGAATCATATCCACTACACCATCATTTATATAATAGCTTCCCTTTGTTGTATTTGACCAGATACGATACCACCAACCTGTCGTTTCCAACTTGATAACCAGCTGCTTCGTGCCGTCGCTCATCGTATCGGTGTAGTCGTCATAATTAAAAACACGAGTCACAATGTGGTCTCCGCTTGCGCCAGTGCCTGTCACTGTCACCGGCTCGTCATTTTCAAATGCCACAAATTCACCGTTGATAACTTTTCCGGCGTACATTGTACAAGTGCCGTCGCACCTAACCCCGAATGATACTTTATTAGTGCCATTTGGAAACAACTTAACAAGACAATACATTGTCCGGTTTGCAACCTTGTCATAATCAGGCAGTCTAAGCCACTCGGCTGGGCGAGTACCCTGATAAACTTCGCGCGGATCAGACTGTGGCGCAGAAGAGCCGCCTGAGCTTATCGCGTCAACCGCATCACCAAAGCCTTTAGCGGAATCCCATGCTATCTGATTAGTATCGCCTGTTTTAACACGAATGCGATCAGCTGTATAAGTTATGGCTGCATCAAGTTGGATGGAATCAACTATTTTATCAAACGCCATTAGTAACTACCTCCTGTCCATGTCGGCAGAGCGGCGAGGGTGTCCGCTACTATTTCCGCCTTGTCTGATTCTGTCCAGTAGTCAGCGCCTTTGACCGGAGTCTTGCCGTCTTTGCCGTCCGCACCTTTGAGTCCAACATCGGAGCCGTTGTACTTTAGCTTGCCGTCGGCGGCGGAAAGCAGGTCAAGTGTGTCTTTGTTGGCGTGGCTGTGAGATTTGGGAACAAGCTCGTCGAGTGCTGCCTTAACATTTTTGGCATTCGGCAATTGCGTGTTGGTATAGCTGACGTCTTCAGCGGTTGACGCTCCGCCACCACCTAAAACCTCACCGTCATAAGTCGGCTTGCCGTCTTTTGACTCGGCGAACTTATCCAAGACAGCCTTATTGCTGTGGCTGTGTTTAGCCGCCATCAGCTGTTCAACTTTTGTCGAGATGTCTGTAGGGGTGTCAGAAGCTACTTTAGTCGAGTCTTGTAAGCTGCTTCCAATATAAGCCTCTACTATCGGAGATTTGATAATGTTCTCACCGTTGTTACCTATAATTTGAATACCCATAACAGATTCTATTATAGACATTAGCGTGATGTCCTGCGGAATGGCATAGTTAATTACGCCGTTACTTGCAGTTACTGTGTTCGACGCGATTACCTTTCCGCAGGTACTAAACTCTATCTTGTAAGAGGTTGCGTCTTTGAGGTCAGGCGATAAAGCGATTATAAGCTTGGTGGCTTTATGCTCGCCAATATATCCTATGTTTACTTTAACAGGACGCTGTAAATCTATATATACTTCTCTCAGATTAAGTCACCATCCTTGTTTTTAATTATTAAGGTCAAAACAGATGTCTTGACTACTTGTTCGTTTGCGGCGAGGAGGATGCTATCTGTTGCAACCCACTCCACACCATATTTGGCTTCTATACCATATGCTCCATCATTAATCTTGAATTTGAGCGTCCATATATCATAGCCTTCAAATTCATCAATAGACAGAACTTTTGAATCGGTTTTGCTAATAGTAGCTATCGGAGTCCTACCAGCTGTCAGTCTGATTTTCTCTGCCAATTTAGGAACCCTTACTTTATATACATTCACCATTGCCGTCTTTGAGCTGACTCCGACGACCTGTACTTTCAACCGCCCGCCAACAGCTAAACTTTTAGTGAGCGGTACAATACACACGCCGTCGGTTGCTGTTGCGTTAATAGACGATTCCTTATTGAAGGCGTCTTTAAAATGAACCGTATAATTGAATTTCTCCCCGACCATGAAGTCGGGGAGTTTTATATTTAGGTTTGCACTATTGTTTTCGCCGTCGTAACCCCACACCACTTCTTGCGTGTTTGGGTGTTCGGCGTTTATGTAGATTTCACGCAAATAGCATCAATCCTCTTCAATAAAGTCATAGATCGCGGCTATGTCGTCGGGGGAGAGCTCAACGTTATCAAGCTCCGACAAATAAATCTTTGTGTCGGGCGTAGTAGCCTCTATCCCACTAAGCTCTTTAATAGCAGCGGCACACTCATCCGTCTTATCTTCTTGGATTTTGTAGCCGTTACCACTTATGACGGGTTCGCCATTTTCGTCTTTTTCTCCGTACTGTTCAATTATCTGAGAGAGACGCTCTGTGTAAAAATTCGCGTCGTCCTTCAGAAAGTTAGACAGCTTTGAGATTTTGTATGCCGTTTTGGCGGGCATGGCACTATGACTTATTTTATTAAGAGCCGCACGGGCTCTGTGGGCGTTTTCTATTGTCATTTACATAAACTCCTTTTATTCATATTTTGGTTAAAACCATGTAGCCTGACCGTTATATACCAATGTGAACTCGATTCCTGAGTTGGCGGCAAGAGCTATATGGGGGCGAACATATAAATTACCAGCATCATCACCAGCTTGTGTTCCGTACATAAACACAGTACACCCACCCGAGGCTCCCGCAGTACCATTTCTCACCACACCCGCTGTAGTAATTGTCCTTAATGTATTAGTTCTTTTATCGCTGTAGCTGGTTTGAGCTGGTGTCCACGCGGCAATTCGATAATCTACATTAGCTGACAAAGCTACAGTTGTGACAAATCTTGCGAAAATTATAATTGTGTCGCCAAAACGCGAAGCATAAGCCCTATCTCTTTTAACATAGTTTGAGTTAGCTATAAGATGAAGAGTATTAAAATTAAGAGTTCCGGTTATTTCTTTACATTTGACCCCGTTTGTGCCATTAAGCTCTATATAATTACCCGCAGTTATAGATATAATTCCAGTAGGTGAGTTCATGACGATACCATTAACTGCTTCAACGCTAACATAATCAGTTGCACCGAGCGTTAATATCGCCGAAGCTACAGCGACGCAGGTATGCCCTGAGCTGTCTTCGTAAAGGACAACTCTGCCATTAGTATCTGAACCATCTGTCTTGATTAAATAAAGACCAGCCTCAGTTTCACCATCTGTTGTCTCGCTCTTCAGCCACACATCATAGTTAGCACCCTTAACCCTAACTGTACCCGTGAGCTGCGCGTCACCGGTATCAAGGTTAATATAAGTCTCGCCGTCTTTTGATTTAAGCAACCCCGCAGTTATTTCACCCGCGGAAGCTCTACGAACTTCGAGGTTATTAACCGCATACCAGCCCGCAGTAACATTAGTCTTAGTAGAGGTGTCTTTGACAAATGTAGCTATAGCAATAGAGAAATTAACCGGAGTAAGTGCAGTGCTTTCAAGGCTTTTAGTGTCAATAGTAACTGTGCTATTGAGCGTTGTATAGCCACCGCTTGAAAGCGGCACTTTATCAGAATACATGTTTTTCTTGCTCTCTACGCCCTGGGCGTTACGCACGGTAACAACAAGAGCAATCTTAACATCCAACGAATTATTGTGATACGCTCGGCTATACACGTTACCTGTAATTCTGAACGAGTCGCCAATCTTACACGGATATAATTTGCTGATGTAAGTGAAATATGGCGAAGCGGTAGGGTAGGAGATAGGGGTAAGCCAACGCTCATTTATATACGGCTTGTGAGCTGCTTCAGCGGCATACTCGGCGGCGGATTTGAACCCGTACACATCAGCAGTTTCTTCACTGAGGTTGACATAGTTTGTGTAGTCGCCGACCGCAATAGAGTCTATAGACAAACTGCCAGTAGCTACAATACTGCCATCCAAATACATCTGCCCGTCTTCCACACCGAACACTTTCTTGCCATTTGGGTCTTTTATAAGGATATCGCCGTTGTTAATCGTAAGTCCTTTATCATCTATAGTTACGCTGTAGTCTCCGTTTTCTTCAGATCCGCCAGCTATAATGAGGTTGTTACCGGCTATAATCTTACCTATAATGACATCTCCGGCTACACCGTACTTATAAACATCATTGCCGCTTTTATCTTTCCCGAGATACAGTTTGCCGACAGCTGTTTTAGCCGTCTCCCACCCATCGTCAGTAAAGACTATGCAATTGTTAACAATGCGGAGCTGTTCGCCGTCGTATATAGGATTACCCTGTGAATCCGTAAGAAAGATAGGGTTGCCGTCGGCGTCGAGAGCATCCATGCCCTGCGCGTCCTTTTGTGTTTTACGCAAGCGACCGAGATAGCCGCCGTCGTCTATGATAACTTCTTGATTTTTAGCCGAGAGAGCTTTGTCTTTTGTAAGTATCAGAGCCTCGTCAATCCACTTGGAAGCATCGCTGACCTGCTTAGACATATCTTCGACTATGCCTGTGACGTACTGCAAGGTAGCCTTTGACTTTGATACATCGCCGAACACATCATCAAACAACGACCTCGGGTCATACTGATTGTATTTGTTACCAAAGGTTAGAGATATGGTTTTGGACTCAAAATCTATGTCTATAGTGAGCAAGTGCAGTTGCTCAAATTGGTCGTCGTCTACTTCTGCGGTCACTATACAGCCGCTCTCAAGTTGCGAAGTAAATGAGGCAAATTGCTGTGAGAAAATAAACGAACGAGTTGTGACTTCAAACTTTCTGTTGGGTGTTGAAATTTTAGAAAGCTGAGTTTTGGCTCGTTTCATAAGCTCGACACACCAGTCAAATATCTCATCCTGAGACATAATATCCGTCTTAGTGATATTGTCGTCGGTGTAGTCGGCTTGCTTTATATAGGCAGACAACTCACGAAGAAGCTCATCCGTAAATATGACTTTGCCGTTGACGTCTCTTGCGGTCGTAGACAAGCTACACGCCGCCTGAATGGCATCTATCTGAGCTTTAGTTGCGTCTGCTTGTGATTTTTGAGAATTATATAGCGTCTGTTTCTGCGCCTTAGCTATAGATAATTCTGCGATTTTGGCATTAACAGTTGCAAGAGCGACGGGCACAGCATCCGTAGTCGCGTCGTCGCCAACCGCGCCACTCTTTTTGAGCTGGCTAAGCAGCGATGTCTTCTTTGAACTTATCGTGCCGGAAAGAATACAATCACGACAGGTGTAATAGATATCAATCTGAGTATTCAGCTTGTCTATATCCATCTGCGTTTCGCTCATAGCGAGATACTGGTTGTAATACTCTCTGTTGAGAGCTACATAACTTTCTTCCACAGAGGCAATTTTTGCCTCCCAGCGCGTAACCGCGTCCTGTAACTCAGGAGACATCCAATGTTTATGGTATGTGAAGTCGTAAATAACGGTTGTACCGATAGGGTTAACTCGGCGAATACTCATATTCTCGTCGCCGGTAACACTTAACGCCGTGTAGAGGTCGTCGTAGTCCTGCGAAATATCAAGCCCCTCAATAATATTGTTCCTTGCAAGATGAATACTTGTAAGGTGTTGGTCGGCGTAGGCAGCTCTATCATATACAGATATCTTGCGGTTAATTATATCGTAGCAGAACACACAATCGAACTTGTCCTGCAAGTCGTTCATAAAGAACTCGTATATGCTCGTAGACTCTGCGATCTCAAAATATCTACTGCGAGCCTTAACCTTGTCGTCTATATGGTTGAGAGACCACGACGGACATTTAGCTATAGCAAGGGTTAACACGCCGTCTTTGGCATCATTAGATATCAGTGGATAAACACCTGCCTTGTAGAACGGCGCTTCAAGCTCCTCAAGCTCACGCTCAACGGACACACAGGATATCTCTTTTACTCGCCCCTCTTGGGAGAACGAGTCTTCAACACTGTCTATTATGAAATATCCAATATCCGAGGCGTATATATATCTTCCCGTTTCGAGGTCACTATAGGTATTACGCACCTTTTCGTCGATAAGCGGAAGAGTAAAGGCTAACTCAGAGAGAGAGCCAAAATTGAGGGTAGCATCTATATCTTTGGCATACGGCAACGCGCACACCGAATTGGTAAGTAAATTATCTGAAGTCACATAACTGCCGGGGTTGCACACCGTGAGTAGGGGAGTCTCGAAGCGTTTGAATTTGTCAAACCTTGCTATCACGTCATCCACCTCGCATTATTCCAAGTAAACTTTACCGACGACACACCGCCGGTAACAGAGATAATATTCTCGCCCGGGACAAGCCTCAAGAAATGCTGATTGACAAGCTTGTTGTAATACTCGGCATTGGCGTCGTTCACAATCGTTCCTACAGCACAATCGGCGTACAACACAGCCTTTGCCGTTGCATCTTTAATCTGCATAGCACGGTTGTTATCGCTTTTGTTCGTTATAGTCACATCCGCTTTTGTGTTGCCGCAGGTGATAACAAGATATGGATAGACGTAATCCTGTATGTCCGTATCAACATTAAGCGTTATATCCGAGCTAAAAGAGGTAGCTGTGACCTCCACTTTTTCCTGTATAGCCATTGTAGATGAGCACATACAAGTACAACGCCAGCCGACAGTACCCTCGGCGTATTCAATTTTCTCAGGGTTACAGAATACGCACTCAAGATATTGTCTTTTTATTGTGCCGTTCACATACTCGGCTTCTTTATCGTCCTCGGGGTCTATATAGAGCTCTTTGAAGGTAGGGGAGTTGAAGAGCCAATTCTTTATAGCTCGCTCATGTACAGAGCAATACCCCTCTTCGCCGATTATCTCGACCTCGAACTCAAGCGGAGCGCTCTCGCGGGAGACTCCTGTAATATATCTTTTATTCTGCGCAGGAAAGAACGACGACGAGTATTCCACAGAACCCTCCGCCGAAGTAAGCCCGTCTGTATCAATTCGCAGAATTGAAAGATTATAACGCGACGAGTTAACTCCGTCATAAATGAACCTATTTCCTAACAGATAAATATTGACTCGCCCCTTTCTAAAATAATAAAATCCGCACACAGTTTTGATTATTTGTGTGCAGATTTTTGTATTATATAAAAAGACCGTCGTTGCCATAACGACGGTCTAATTGATTTATTTTGCATTACTTACAAGATTTGTATTGTACTCAGACAGCCTTTCTAAAACGAGCGAATAGAGGTCTGGGTATTCGGTTTTTAGATTGCTAATCTTTCTAACAACAGCAGCTCGATGAACCGTTGTTTGTTTGTGTACGCGGATAAACGACTCTTTGCCTAATCTTAATCTTGGGTAGAGCATGGGCTCAACTTTTATGTCATAGAAGAAGTGTAGATTCTCTCTCTTAGACACTGTGGATATTGGTAGAACTGTATAATCATTACTTATTAACTCACTAATAACCAAAACCGGTCTTTGTTTAAAAGCATTACGACCAGTTTTTGCATCATAATATGGGGTTGTAGAAGAGCATATCCACCCAAGCATCTATTTAAGCATCCTCAAATTCATCGTAGTACATATCCCACACATAATCGTATGGGCGGACTTTTTGGGCATCGATCCGTATATCGTCAAGCTTCAGCGGAACATTGCCATTTTCACCATCACTTAATCCTTTGCGAGCGTTTTGCCAAGATATCTCGCGATGCGACATCTCGCTTAGCTTCCACGACTCCAAAGAACCATATTCCTGAATAACGTTGTTGATTATATACTTAGCCTCGTCAGATATGCGGCTATCGCCGCCCGGTATGCCGTGTTCCGCAAAGAAAGACCAAACCTCATGACACACGGGACCATATCGCCATCCTTCAAGATTATCGCTGAACATAGGAACGCCCGTGACGGCAATGGATTCTCTCTGCGCAAAATATAAGAGCTTTTGAAGCTTCATATTGTCTATATTGCTCTGTGCAATTTTCTTGTACTCTTCATAAATATACTGAGCTACATTAACAGCTTTCTCCATTTGCCCACTTCCTTTCATTTATATCATATCACATTTATACAAAAATGACAACCGCATAATAAACGGGAAAATATTCATGAAAATATCTCCCCGTTATATGCTTGACATTGTTTTAGAGTGTGATATAATCAGCTTATAGAAAATTATTTTTTCATTTTCTTAAACTCATTAAGAATATCTGTAACGATTTGCTTGTGAGCTCTACGCAGCTCGCCAACCGTCTTCTCGTCAGCCGATCCATTAATAACAACATCGCCGACTGTAATATTACACGGAGACGCTATAGACACGGACGACGCAGCAGACAGAGACTTAATCATTGAGCTGAGCACCTCACCGGGCTGATTAGCCCACTTGTAAAGAAACTCACTTGCCTTGGCGTTGAACACCTTGTCGCCGTCATTGAGGAACTTGTAGCGACCCTTGTCGGGGGAGCCGAGTATAAGCTCAAGACCCTTTTCGTCAATGTTGGCTATACCGCCTTTGGCATAGGGAGTACCCGTAGCGTAACCTTGAATATCAGACTTCCACACCCAACCGGTATACGCGCCGTTAACACCTATGAGGACTTGGTTGCCCTTAACCTGATAAACGGTATACTTGCCTCCGGGGACATGAGATGCCATTTTTGCGTTGCCGCTTTGAGAAGAGAAGTGCGTTGCTGACTTCTTGATAGTCACCTTATCGCCACGGTTGGGTCCAGACTTCCGACTTGTATTAGAAGAACCGCTGGACTTGCCCGCATTTTTAGCGATGGTTTGCGCCGCATCTTTTGCACTCGTTCTCTGGGTTGCCCTCTCGCGAGCTTCACGCTCGGCGGCGGTCTCATACTTACCCTTGTTGTAGCCCGTCATATTGTCGAGCTTCATGCCGTAGTTGTCGTCGAGTAGACTATTGTAACGGTTAAGAGCCTCGTATGCGGCTTCCCATTTTTCTGTGATTGAACGATCAATTCCGTCGCCGTAAGCCCGGTTGTACTCAATCATCTCCTGATACAGTTGAGCATTACCGTTCTGCAAGTCTTCGATGGCTTGCCGACGAAGCTCATAGGCGTTGTCAAGGTAGTCCTCGATAGCTTCTATTTGCTTCTCGTAATACTGCGTCTGCATCTCTTCGAGGTCGTCGTACATCTTCTCAGCCTTGTCGAGTTCCTCATCGCGCTCAAAGTCGTTTAAGTCTTTCTTAGCGTCGGAGAGACTCTCTTCAAGTTCGAGACGGCGCTTCTGCGCTTCAACGGAGTCGTCTGCTTCGAGTTCAAGCAACTCCGCCTGTATATCTGTAACCTTCTTACGCTTCTCGCGGCGCTCTTCCTCTTTGTCTATCTGGTCGTAGTGTTCCTTGAGGAGGTCGCGCTGTTTGTCGTAGAAATCTTTTACATTATCTTGACGCTCTTTGAGAACATCTTTCTCGTTGTTCTTCTCCTGCTTGAGCATATCAATGCGAAGGTTGATAAGGTCTTCAAGGGCGCCCTGTGAGTCCTTAGCCTGTTGTTCCTCAAACTTGTGGATAGCCTCTTCATTTTCACGCCACTCTTCGGCGTACTTGGTCTTATCGTTGAGGTATTTCTTGTAGTTCGCCGCGAGCCATGCGTAATACTCACCCTCATCGATTTTACCCATTTCAAGCTCATGCTTCTTGAGGTCAACAGCTTCATTCCAGTCGTCGAGGCGTTTCTGCTTCTTCCACTTGTAGATTTCCTCTTCGTACTTGCGCCACTCTTCAGCATACTTCTTTTGGCTGTTGAGTTGCTTTTTGTAGTTAGCCTCAAGCCAAGCGTAGTATTGCTCTTCGGTAATCTGATCCATTTCGAGCTGGTGCTTCTTAACAGCCAACATCTCGTTCCACGCTTTAAGGCGTGGGTCGCTGGAAGATGAAGAGGAAGAAGATGAGGAAGACGAGGACTTAGATTTAGAAGACCCACCGCTGTAGTAGGTGTTAAAATCACCAACGTTTTGAATACGTCCGACATTTGCCTTGTATTTTTCGAGCTGACTTATCTCCGACTGAAGATTCTTTACGTTATCAGCGTATTTGTTATTATAATCGGAAGAGCTCTTGCCAGCCTGTGCCAACATTTTGTTGACCTCTGACTCAAACATATTAGAGAAGTTCATAGTAGTGAACTTACCGGCTTTTATTTGAGCGAGAGCTTGCTTAAGGACCTTAAGTACGGCGGCAAATTTAATGCTCGGTTTTATTGCGTCATCGAATATAGCCTGAGACAAAACCGCTAATGTGCCTCTGAATTTGTACATCGCTAACTGGCTTTGCTTTAAGTTTATCTCTTCTTGAATACTCGTTTGAATGGCTTGGATTTGTGTCATAACCATTTTTTTGCGAGCATCAGTAGCTAAGTGTATCGCGCCAGTCTCATCAATTTCCAAAACCTCTGCATATTTAGAGTTCTTTTCAATAAGAGACAGATATGTTTGTAGCGATATTTCGCCCGTATTGTTTTGTTCTTCCATAGCCGCAGTTAAATCATCGTAAGTGGCTTTAACCGCAGTCATGGCGGTAGACAACTCTTTAGCTGAGTCTATGTTGCCCGACACGCCGTCCAAACTCTTACCAAAAGAGGTTGACAAGTTATCGGCTGCTTTTGAATAGCTTTCCGAAACTCTCTCGCTTTCATTAACGAACTCTTGGGCTATCTCACCAATTGAACCAAAGAACTCAAAAATTTGAGAAGAGTCTATACCGTCAATCTGGAAAACCGAAGACAGGAAGTCCTGTACTTCATCTGAAAGACCACCAAATTTATCTTCAAATTGAGAGCGGAACTCGTCGCCTGTGAGAGATAAAAACTTATCTATGGACTCTTTTGCTTCGTCAGATGCGTTCTCCCAGTTACCGAAAATTTTACTAAGGTCTGCGAGGTCTTGCATCTCACTAACGGTTTGAGCGTATTCATCAGTAGCCGCCGTGGAGTTGCCAAAGCTTGCGGCAAGGGCATCTATACCACCCGCAAATTCAACAAAAGCATCGTACTCTTCTTTATCCGGGATAGCTTTATGCAAAGCTTTTTCAAAGTCTTTCATGCTCTTTGAGCTCTTGTCGTCACCCACATAGCGAGCGACTCGCTCAAGTTCAGATACTGCACTGTCGTTAACGGCAATACTTGAGAGCTTTGTATGAAGAGCCTCAGCCTTTTGGTCTGCATCGAGAAGCGCAAACTTCATTTTTTCAGCAAACTCAATCGCTTCAGGATTTTGATATTTTTCGACCTTTGTAACAGATTTTGAAAGAGAGGCTTCAAGATCTGCGATTTCTTTCTCAAGACGTGCTTTCTCCGAAGAGAGTGTCTCTAAATCATAACCTTGTTTATAGAGGTTGTTGTATTCCTCTTTTGCCTTATTGAGCTGCTTCAGGGTTGCTAAATCTTTATCATAGCTTGACTCGCCAAAAAGGTTGTATTCAGATTTAAAATAAGTTCGCCGTGCGCTATTTTCATCTTTATAATGGGTATACCAGCCCCACGCCTTTTCGTCGTCCTTGCGCGCCTGTTCTTCTTCGATTTCTTGCTTCTTCTTATAATACTCAATCTGAAGCGATAACTCTTGGTTTTGCTTTCTAAGCTCCTCGGTCTCAGCCTTATCCGCCAACGATGGATTCTTTATCGCTTCAAGCTCGACGAGACGATCTTTTACTTTCTTTAAAGCCTCTTCCTGATTGTTCAACTCTTCAGTTGTTTCCTTGTATTGAGTGCGAGACGCTTCAGCTTTTTCATCAAGCTTATCCTGCATATGGATAAGATAGTCAAGCCCCTCAATCAGCTTCTGAATAGCGAACTGAGCAACAACAGTGACAAGCATACCCGCAGCGGCTTTGAAGATATTGAGTCCGACGGCGGCGAGTTTTGATTTAACGCCTGTAGCTTGTATCTGAGCACCCATCTTCTTCTGGTACTCTACGAAGCCTTCCCAAGTTGCTTCTCCCCCCTTGCAGGAATCAACATAATCCTGCATGGACTTACTCATTTTTCCATAAATTTCCTCTTGCCGTTCAGAACTCGCGGCATTTTTGTACAGGCGGATATCAGCCTTGTTTTTCTTTCCAACCTCAGTCTCTAAATCAACAGACTCGCTTATCATTGCAGCAAGTTCTTTTCGAGTCTCTTTAGCGCTATTTTTTACCTTACTTATCTCTTGACGCACAGCGGAGCCCCAAGATGCAGCGTGAGTAATACCGCTCTTAAATGAGCCATCCCAGTTAATACCGGCTGTCATCTCTTGATATTTTTTCTTTATATCATCGAGTTGAGCTCCAAAAATAGCTAAATCACCAAATGAAGTACCGCTACCCTTAGTAGTGAATATCTTTCGTATTATACTGCTTTGGGGATAAGCAAAATAATATTATAACAAAAGGAGCAGATACAAATGGCAAAAATATTTTTTTGCCCACATTGTGGTAGAAAATTCGATTTATTATGTGAGGAAGATCTCATACAATACAAAAATGGGGTGTGCAGTTTTTGCGGTTTTATAGGGGACTTCGTAGATGTAGGATTAAGCTACGACGAGCTTTTTAGTCAGCTCGACGATTATGCGACTCAAAAAAATATAGATATAGATGCAAGTTTTGAAAATATGTGGCGAGCCCAAATAGAAATGGTTGGGATAGACAAAGACCCACGCTTTGACTGGGATGCCTCTCTAAAATCAATGGAAGAATGGCATAAAAAAGCTACCGAAGCACACTTGCAGTTTATAGCGAAAAAGAACGCCGAAAAACAGCGCGAAGCCGCCGCTAACGCACTCCACTGTCCCACCTGTGGGTCAACTAACATCAAAAAACTCGACGTCGTTGACCGTGCAGTATCTGTGGGGTTCTTCGGTATCTTTTCTAATAAGATAAACAAGAGCTTTAAGTGCAAGGACTGCGGGTGTACTTGGTAATTAGCATAGGGCAACAGAAAGCGTCCCTAATTTGATACACTTGAACGCCCATATTATATGCGGCTTGATACCTTCCGCAAAAATGGGTGGTACACACTTCAACCAACCAAGTCCTTCTGAAACAGCTTTTTATTAATCATATTTAAACTCCTCTTTTTCCAAATAATTATTAGCCTACAACGACCGCCGCAAACCAGCTAATTATTATGTCTATAAGAAATATTGCCTTTGCGCCGATTCGCACTCGGTTGCTCTTCCCGAGAGGATATCTTATTATCTCCACAAGAAGAGAACCGCTGAATACAGCAAAGACTATTATGGAGTATATTCCCATAGGTGTAGTACCGGCAATCTTCACTGTTGCGGCTATTAAGAAGACCACCACCAGCACCACTAATATTGATACGGCGAAGGATAGGTATATCTTGTCATAGCGAGAAGGGGTCATTTCTTACATTCCTTTCGTTCAATGCTTTATGAGGAAAGTTATCTTGGTTCCCTCATCCGTAAAATCGAAGTCAAGTTGCTCGACGTCATCACGGCTGCATAAAGCACTTAAGAGATTGCCTGAACTAATGGGAGAAGCAATTATTTGAGATATACCATCTCGTATATCTTCTTTTGAATATTTAAGGACTTTTTTGTACTCTTTCGCTTCCTTCGCGCCCATTATTGCGGCGTCCCTAATGCCAATAGCTATACGACGAGCTCCGTGTATTAAATTTTCTCTACTAATCATTTTTTGGGGTTCCTTTCATTCTAAATAAATAAATTTCAAAAAGTGAGGCTTATTATGAAAAATATTCAAGACGCTCAAAATAAACTCGATACTCAAATAATAGGCGACAGAATAATGTCTGTTCTACCATATAAGTATCAAAGTGAGGAGGGCTGTGAGATATTCTTTAAAACCATGAACCTTGATAATTACCGCATAGCAACCAAAGCTAAAAATAATAACACAGTCCCACCAATAAGTGACTTGCTCGCAATAGCAAAATATTTTAATGTTTCTATGGATTATCTGCTTGGACGCACAACCGTTCCCGCCATAGCTCAGCCGTGCGCTAACAGAATTGATTCGGCTATAAAGACTATAGCGGAATACACCAAGCAATCATACGAGGACATTTGCGAGCAGCTTGGCATTTCAGAAGACGAGATAATGAATTATTAAATAGCAAAACAGTGCCCTACAAAAAATAGGACACTGTTTTATTATGCCTTTTATTGACTTTTGCTTTTGATAATAATATAATAGATGATAGTGGATCTACCGTTGTAATTGTTTAACGATTTCACGGTTAAAAAGACGGTTGCTGATATCCCGCGAGGAGCGGAGTGCAGCAAGCATACCACCTCGTGGGGAAATCTTTTTTCTCAAGAGAGGTGATGTGTATAACTTTACTCTTTAATGTGATAGGGGCAGTAGCTTCTATTACAACAATAATTATGTTTGTGATATATATATACGAACATATAAAGAAAAAGTAAGCCGTCTATAGCGAGTGGACGACTTACTAATTCGAGAATGTAAATTCTCACTTATAAAGTTGATACTACAGCAACCGTCTGGATGCACTACTGGGGAGATGTTTGTTCACAGCAAACGTCTCCTTAGTTATTATTATATCGATGTCTTCAAATTAAGTCAATAAGTTTAAAAAAATTTACATTTTTTGAAACAATCTCTAAAAATTTTGAAGATACACTTATCTTTTTTGTTAATCTTTATCTTTGTCTATTTTATGAACCACCACAGGGCTCTCATCGTCGTCAACACCAACGGCAATAGGTGATATCCATTTTAATATAAGCTTGCGAGTAGATGGTTCTTTCATAGAACCAGTCCAGAAATTATGCCAATGCCCGCGTCTGATATGAGGGCGGGGAGAAGCATGGGTTCCGGTGGACGCCGAAGACTGTTTATGCTGTACTCGCTTGTATTGCCTAAAAGACGCACCAACACGAACTCCAACATCCCACTTGCGAATCTCGCCGTACTTGTCCTTGATGCGGCTTGGCGATCTACGGGTTATTGTTTTCTGCTCAGGATTCTCTTCTATATCAGCATTTGACGCGCAGATATAAAGGACAACCTGTAACATCTTGCTCATAAACGAGACAAGAGTATCGGCAATATCCATATCCAACATAAACTTTTGAGCCTTGTCGTATTGCCCCGACTCGTAAAGATATTTATATCCCTCTTGACGAGTATATTCAAGATTGTCATAAAGGTTCTCTTGATTAAGATGTATCGGAAACGCATACGGCATATTGTTCTTATTTAGACACAAGAAGCGTAGCTCTCTGTCCTGTGTGTCCGTATCATACTCCATATGCACAAAGGCTCCAATGACCTTATCGTCGCCAAAGTAAAGATTATTGAACTGTATATAGAAACATTGATAGGGGAGGTGCGACAAAACTTCGCTCGGTATATCGAGACAATCTTCTTGTGCGAATAGCACCTCTTCCATCTCGGGGTCAAGGACAAATACTTCTTTGCTGAGTCTCCACGGTGCAAGAGCGGCGAATGTAGCTCCAATACGCGCCACGTCCGACTCGTTCTTAAAGTCAGTCTCGCTCTCTACAACAGCCTTTGCCGCCGCTATAGGCACATAGCAATCACTGTCCCAACGCGGCAGACCGCCTTGTCCGTTATGTGAATGAATATCGGACAGCAAGTCCCACGCTTTAGGACACAACTCAGTTGCTTGCTTTAACAAGTCTAACGGCGGGTAGTCTTTGACCTTTCCCATTAATTACACCTCTGCTATATTTCTTAGATATATTATAGCAGAAGCCAAGAAATTTTCAATCATTTTTGCGCCTATCCCCAACGGCAGCGCGTACCGACCTACTGCGAACAACGAACAGGTTATTCGTTGATAATTTAAGGGACTGTTCGCTCATCCCCGGAGTCGAGCACACCATATTGATCCGTAGACCAACCGACCATTGTGCTCTGTGAACATTCTCGTTGCTTTTACAACGAGCTTTGCTGCGGACTTTCCTATCTCAGCCTTATTACCGTACCGACTCGCTTTCACGGTCGCCGCCATAATATTACTACTATGGGTTGGTAGCCTTACATACGGATTACCCCGTGCCACATTATCAAGCAGCAATGCGCTTCTTACACGCACCAGTATCAGTCGTTTTTCTTAACACTCTCTTGTCATTGTCAAGCAATGACTCGTTCAGCGTCACCGCCAGAGCGTTTCGTGGGTATATTCCTCCGATAATTGATAAGCCCACGTTTTTGATGGATGTAACAACGCCGACTATTGCAGGAAGCAACAGCTTGCACTTGGCGAGTGCATCCGCGAATTGGAGTGCGCCGTTTGCCGACTTTACAAAAGTAACAACGGCATCACTGTTAAGAAGATTTGTAGACAAAGACTCAAAAGAAGCCCTTGCTCTTGCGATATTTGCCTCAATACCCTGCGAGTAAGCATCGTACTTCTCCATAGCCGTTCCGGCGGAATCAGCACTTATACCCGCATACTTCATAGCCTTACCATAGTTCTCCATAAGGGTAATGACATTTTCTTTCTGTCTCGTAGCACCAAGCGCAGTCGTAATAGCACTCTGTTCAACTTCAGTCAGTGACGACCATTTAGCCTGTACGTCGTCAAGAACGTCTGTGAAGTCTCTGAACTCACCCAAGTTGTCGCGAAGACGTATACCGACTCTTGTCAACACACGCTCGTAATCGTTCAGCGACTCGCCGTCGTCATCAACAAGCTTATTAAGCTTAACATTTGAGTAGCGAGCGAACATAGTTTTGAACGCATTACCAACAGACGCCATGTCCTGCTGAGTAACTTCGCCAACAGCAGCAAGGTAGCCAAGGAGCGTGTCCATTTCAACACCGGCAAGACGTGCTGAGTTTGCGGTCTTACTCATACCTTCAGCAAGACCACCAACGCTGACAGCGGCAGCCATATCAACAGCGGAGAGCTTATCTGCTACAGACATCGCGTCGCCAATCTCAACTTTGTAGCCCTTAATCGCCGAGGTGAGATACTGAGTTGCCTCAGCGGAATCAATCAGACCTATCTTAGAAAGAACGGTACTGGTTTTGATGAGCTCGTTTGTATCTTCAAGAGAATAACCCTGTCTAAGCCAATCGTCGGCGGCGGCGGCTACTTCGGAAGTAACAGCACCAAGCTCCTGAGCCATTTCAGAATAACTCGCCACGAGTTCTTTAGTACGATCACGGTTGTAACCTGTAACCATAGAAAGGTTGACAACAGCCGAGTCAAGCTTAACAACATTATCGTAAACCTCTTTAAGCTGTTGCACCGAAAAACCAGCGATAGCAGTTACTGCCCTCTGCTTAATATTTGTCTTTAACGCGCTGTTAAGCTTATCGAAAACATTTGTTGTTTCGACACCAGCTTTAATAGCATCGAGTTTTAAATCGTTGAATGTATCTTGGAACTGTTTTGCGGTTATATTTCCGCTGTCCAAGGCGCTTTGAAGTCCTTTAAAGCCGCCCATAAGACCAGCTTTTTCAAGCTTATCACCATATTTATCCATATACTTATAGAGTTGGTTATAAGCTCGTAAAAACTTGCCGGAGTCTTGGGTTATTGACTTGGTGATTTTCTTATTAGTGGACTGAACCTCTTTCTCTATACTATCTGTATCAAGTGAGAACTTGAGCTTCGTGACTCCGCTTTCATTAATCTCTTTGACTATACTCTGGATGTCTTGCAGTATCTGCCGTCCGGATTCGCCACTTATTTTGCCACCACCAGATACACCAAATTTTAATTCAATTACGTTTTTGTTATCGGACATAAATGCCTCCCTATATAAATAGCCGCACTCAAACGAGCGCGGCTACCTTTACAATATTCCGCTATCCATACCGCCCCACAAGCGGGGATAGTCTACTTTTACGCCCGGATGTTGCATCTTAAAGTCATTGATTGTATCGGAAATAAATGAGTTCGGGGAACGAACCCTTTTGTTGCTGATAGGCAATCCGCTATTTCGCCCTTCCCAAACACCGACCACAGAGTGAATCTTCGGATAACCCTGAGTTATCAGCCCGAATATGTCGTATACACCACTTCCAGTAGGAACACCACCAGCCCCAGTCAGCGAATCTCGTTTTAACAAATCACCCGGAAACACAACATCAACGACCCATTCACCCGAGCGTTTATCAATCTTTGATATACCGACGTGAATTTTACCTACGCCCATTTTGCGAGCATAAACTGAGGTCGCCTGATTATACGCATTAACAATCTTGTTGCGCAGCTCCTTAGCAAGCTCGGTCAGCTGATTCTTGTAGTCGGGGTATTTTTCTTTAACTATTTTTTCGCCGTTTTTGCTTGAGATAAACTGTTGAAGTTTTTGTATAATATATTCCTCAGAAATCACTTAGCATCACCATAAATAACACACACGGGTTCTGTTACGACTCGTACCACTACAACAGGTTCACTGATAACTCTGATATAAACTACATCAAACATTTCAGCCTCCGTTATTCGCACTTATCTGCGGAATTGAACAATGTCGGCGAAACGCGAAGCTCGACTATGGGTGTTGCGGGGATTTTTTCGTCAGCCATAACAACTCGTGTGTCCATAAAGATAATACCTTCAGGCAGACGACCGGACTCTTCTGCCGTCAGCTCAATTGTGTATAAATCAGACTCTTCATCATAACCGACATTATCCGGGTACTTTCGCGTGAAGAGAGTCTGACTATTCATGTCTTTATCGAGCTTAAACAAGAAGTCTATGTGCTCGATATCAGAGTGGCTTATATTAAATTTAATAGGTATAGTGGGAGTAGTGAACCTCTTCACACAACCAACTCCTTACTTATTATTTCTTCTTCTCGTGGAAGTCGAGAATCCCGTCAACTATCTTGCCTTCATCTTTATTAGCAATAACCTCGCTCAGCTGCATAAGTTTTTCGAGATCAACTTTAGACAGCGAAGACTGATTGGCGTTTATGGTGTTAAGAAGTTCAGCGAGGGACTTTGCCGCAGAAGACCATGGGTCATACGCCACTCTAAGCCTCTCGTTATATGCAGCGAAGAAAGCCTTTTTCATTGCGCTATAGTTGACATATCTAACGCTCTTAACGATAAATTCTATAATATCGTTTTCATTAATAAGCTTCCACATCGACTCAACGCTGTTGCTGAGACCAAGTTCTTTGGCATTTGAAACCTGTAAGACAAGAAAGGTCTCAAGCACGAACTCAGCAAAGTGAGCGATAAGACCGCCGTTGTCGTCATAGCAGAACTCAAGAGCTGTACTGATTATCGTCTCAACATCAGAATAGGTCAGTTCGTCGCGGATTTCCATCTCTATCTCTTTATTATCAACTTCAGCTTTATATTTCAGCATTATTTCTTTTTCTCCTTTATTTCCTCGATAACACCGCTGTCGCGCAGATAAGCAAGACCTATACAAATAGCTTCAGCGATATCATCTTTAGCGGTTATTCCATAGCATTTTGAAACATAGTCTATTGCTTGTATCTTGAGGGTTTCTCGGTTAACCTTGTTGCCCTGATTAAAGCCCAACACCTTACGCCATTGTGTCGGGGCATAGATTTTGAACGCTGTATTATGCCAATATGACATATCCATAATAGCGCCCTGAAGTCTGCTTAATGTGATTAGCGTCTTAATAGACGTCCTCAGTGAGACATCTTCAAAAATAATTATATCAGCCTTAGACTTCAAAAAGAGGAGATGTATCTTTCGACACATCTCCTCAAATCTATCCTCTGGCGAAACGGACTTGTCAGCCGTGAGTTTACCAAAGCTGACGAGATCGCCGTCGTCGAATATGGCGTAGCCAGTAATAATACTGGCTTGGTCTAACGCCAAAATTCTCATACGGCTACATACCCGCTTCCGTCATACTTGATGGCGTTCGTCTGCACGAGCTCGCCCTTTGCATCAACATAGACTATGATTCCGCTATATTTATTGTAAGAAACGACCTGACACTTCCTCTTGCGGGGCAGAGCCTTTGACTTGCGCTTTGGAGTTTCCTTGTCAGCGACTTCTACAACCTCTACAACGTTTTCATTATCCATATTGATTACTCCTCCTCATCCTGCCAAATAAGGTCAAGAATGTTGTCGTCACTGTCTGCCATAAGGTCGCAGGTGATAGTGATAGTAGCGGGGTCGCCGCTGTTAGCACACGACAGAGAGAAGTTGGTCTGGGGAGAGCACTTGTACGCAACCATTCTGTAAGGAACAATCTCGTCGTTCTCGGTCTTCTCGTAAGTATCACCATAAACAGTGAACGCTCTCGGGAAAGTCGTGGACTTAATGTTTATCTTGCGCACCTTCTCGGTAAGCTCAGTCATGTAATAGACAATATAGCTGTCGTTAGCCGTTGCATCAGTAACGGTAATCTCTTTGGAGCTTGCGGTCGCCGTAGCAGTAAGCTCTGTGCCGCAGTCATCGTCTGCCTTAAAGACATTGACAGTGCCGACGACAGGAGTGCCGGAAACGGTCAGCTTGCCCGCAGTTCCACACTTAACGACTTCACGCTTAAGGAACTTAGCGGCTGTCTCAAGGCTCGCGCCAGTAATCAGAGAATAGAGCTTAGCTGTCTTCATCTGAGTCTCGAACGCTATTGTGCCGCCGCGATCGCCGTGGAATGTAACTCTCTTCGGGTGTCCCTTACCACCGTAGGCATAAACAGCCTCACCGCTCATCTCGGTCGTTGTCGTATTAGCAAAGTCGAGATTGAGGAAAGGCTTCTTGCTCTTATATTCAACGAATATAAGGTCACATACTTCTCTGTTAGCAAAAGTAGTATTGTTGTTCATATTAAACCTCTCTTATTTATTTGTTAAATCCTTGAACCACGCCGAAAGCTCTATGGAGTCCTTTCCCCATGCAGCCCAGCGCAGTCCTTCGACCGATTCATAAGTAATGACGTTGAGACGCCTGAACTGGTCGTAAAGTTGTAATATAGTTAAATCCCAGATATTCAGTAGGTTTAAAGAGGGATGCTTTGCGCATACGGCGGATATAATGTTCGGAAGTGTGTAGTCGTTAGACGGCTGTTCTTTTTTCTTAGCCTTATCGAACTCTTTCTTCCGCGCCTTACATCTTTCGTAAATGGCTTTAGCTTTTTTGTTTGAGAACTTTAATTCGCTCTTACTCTCTTTCTCCACACCAATTATCTGAGCAATTAAACTTTGTATATCTCCGAAATTTCCATTGTTGATTTCGCCGACCACTTGCTTATCCCTATAGACCTTGAAACACAAGCTTTTGTCATCAAAAACAACCTCTTCTTCAATAAAAAAAGAGAGTGCCTCAAAAAAGGTCTCTCTTAACATCGGGTAGGTTATTAAGATGTAAAAGGTTGAAAGGTCGGGTATAAGCATAGGTATTTGCCCGTCAAGCTCGCTCGGGTCGAACATGATTACACTCACATATCCGAAGAACTTGTCGTAACCAAGCTGACGAACCTCCGACAATCGTGGCTGTCGTACATGGCACACATTGCCGACGGCGATAGAACTGCCGGTAATCGAGTCCCACTGGGTCAGCTTCATTTAGTTACCCTCGCTCTATCTCGTGCATAATCGGGTACAGTATATGTCAGAAGACGAGCAGTAAAGCCTTCGGGTGCAGCCGCAAGCGTCGCTGAACTAAGTTGCAACCTGCCTATTCCAAACTCTGAACTGCCGTTTATCAGCAAGTCTATTTGACGGCATATGTTATCACGCCTATTTCCCTTAACGCCCGGAAATCTATCGCTGTCGAGCTTCATAAAGGATTTGTTGCAGACGACTTCTACGAGGAGCGTCATTCTCTTTATGCTTCCACTCGGAGCCTTAGTGACCTCTGTGTCAACAAGCACATAAGCACCAGCCTCTTGAACGCTCTCGTCTATCCAACCGTGGTCGTTAATGTGGTCTTCCCACTTTTCGGCATCGTCATCATCAGGGGCATATCTGCCGTTCGAGACGAGCTTCATAACCTCTGATGACTCCAAAATTTTGCTGATAACGAGATTGTTATAGTCTATAATTTCATCGAGGTGTGTATATCCTGCCATTAGCCAGTCACCTCGACTTTCTTATAAGCGGAGCGTTCTCCGCCGTCATTCAGTTCAACAGTCAGCTTTGTGCCAATGAGAGCATCATTAGCGTCAACGGAAATAATTAATGCGCCATCTTTAACGGAATACTGTATGCCGTATGCAGCCCCAGTCACAGACCACGACGGAACAGCCTCTTCATCAACTCCACCTGAGTCCTTGAAGAACTGCGCAAGATATGTTCTATGCGCTCCAATTCGGAGTGTATCGCGTCCGGCAATCTTACAAAGAGTCCCGGCAGTAGACGGCTCGTTTGGAGCGATGTAATCACATATGCGCTCTTTAGCGTTGTCTCTCGAAGCGTCGTACTCAACACTTTCGACATTCATAATAAGAAGATGTCCGTTTTTGCCGTAACTTCGGCTTATCGGGTCTTCTCCCGTATAAATGTAGCAAGTGAGAATTTCGTCGCCGTTAGCGTCGTAGTTAACACCACCGGCTATGCGCTTATCTATATAGAGTTTGGCTGTGTCTTCGTCGTAGGGGAGATACACCTTGAACTGCTTGTGTAACGACTGAACCGTGTTGTTACCCTTAAGCGTTGTCGAATAAACGCCCGAATCCAAAACACCCCAACGCTCGATAATATCCGAAGTGCCGTTTTGGAATCTGAACAGATGGTTGCACAGCCACGCCGTCCCTGTTATATGGATCTCATTTACCACTCTCGTTTCAACGACGATGAAGTGTTCATCCATAATTTCAAGGATATCCCCGACATAAAGATTCTCGTCGGGGAAAGCGATAACTTTTATTTTGTAAGCCACCTCAGTCCGGTCAACCAAGAAACGCTGCGGGGCTCCGTTACGAGTTGCGTTCGGCTGATATCCCGGATTACTTATAACCTTAACTTGAAAGTTGTCTTTAGCCTTTTGAATGATTCTATCTCTGTCTGATACGCCATTTATGCCGAGACGCGCATTGTAGTGAGACCAATCAAGCATTGCGCCCACCACCAATCTTGTTAAGAAGAGCTAAAGCCTTGAACACCTCACGCTTGCAAACCTCTTCTGAAACCTCATTTTCGTTGAGATAATTTAAAATATTCACAACGGTAATAAAGTCCATATTATCCGCAAGTTTATCAAAAGTCGTCAAAGCTCCCGTGGCTTCTATGGTGACGCTATTTATGTATTCCGATAAATGTATATCCTCTCCTACGCCAAGCACATCATATTCTTTTAAAGGAATAATTTTATAAACGTGTCCCGTAAAACGATTAACAAAAGTTTTAAGCTTTATAATAATCACCTACGCTTTCAGTGAGGCGATATTACCAGCATAATAGGTATACTCAGTCATTTTGCGGCGATATTCCTTATAAAGGGAGTTCCTAAATTCCGTCATCTCTCTTAAGAGATTGGCAGGAGAGAAGAATGAATAATCCTTGACAGACAAGGAATTGCTTAAGTTTGTGCTATCCAGAACCTTAGAACTGACCCAGTAATATGCGATACCGAGAGCAAGAATTTCGATTACTTCGTTATCCAAGTCAACCTTATATTCTTTATAATCGGTATCTATCTGAGAAAGATCTATGCGGCACATCTTCTCGAAGTCCGCTTGAGCACTCATGAGATATTTTTCAAGTATATACTCGCGCTCGGATTCCGATAGCTTCAAGAAATCATAATCAGAGAACTTCAGAACAGCTCGTTCGTAAATCTCCGAAAACGGTGTTGCCATTAAATCACCTCTCGGACTTCATCAGATTACAACCAAGAGCCTCCTCGAAAGCTCTAATCTTCTTGAGAGAGTCAAGCGTTCCATCCTCGATAAATGTGTTAAGAGCGACAACAAGATTTTCTCTTGCCGTAGTAGTAAGAAGCGGAACCTTTGTTTCGATATCCTTCACGCTCCAACCGCAGACCTTCTGGAAATCATCGGGATCGATAATGTCCTTGTAATATCTGCCGACTGCAAGAGCGTTATACACATCCTCGGGCGTATGCTCGCCGTCATCAACCGAATCGACAAGTATCTTATTCTCGGTGAAGAATATTGCTGCTGACGCCTTTATCGAGCGAAGCAAACTCATCGAGACAGGCTGTATATCACCACAAAACTCCCAGTCGATGGTTTCACCACTTCTTTTATCCACAAAAGTAAGACCACCAAAAGTGTTTGATTTTACATATACGAGGGTAGAATCCTCTATTCTTGAGGGTCTCTTGGGCACAACGGGAGCAGCCTCAATCGTCTCATTTGCCTTCGTCTGATTTTCTGCATTAGTTGTTTTAGCCTTAGCGGCTCCCTTCTTAGCGCCTGTAGTTGTTTTATTCTGCTGTGCCATTATTATCTTTTACACTCCTTTTATTCTTAGAAAGGGGAGAGCCACGCGGACTCTCCCCAAAAGTTTAAATTTGATTAAGCGTTGATGTCATAAACGCCAATCTTGCTGTTAAGAACAAGACCAACGCCGACGGGCTGTATGTACACATACTCCTGAGTAAGGTCTGCGTTATCAGTAGCCTCTTTGACATTCATAATGCCAGAGCCCTCGTTGACAATCTTAATCGGCTTGTCGTCGCCAGCTATAACAAACACCTTGGTGTTCGACAGAGCAAAGACATCAGTGCCGGGCTTGTGAGCCTGTTTCATACGAAGCATCGGAGTGCCCGAATACTTGCCGTAATAACCGAAGTTATAGATGTCGTTCTTGGCGTCGTCAGAGACAACAGCGTCGGCGACCTTCTTGAGAGCGCCTCTTGTGCCGCAAATCTTTGCAGATGTACCCGAAGCTGCCTCGACATGATCGATAATCTCGTCCATGTTAGCAGTAGTAAACGAACCGCTCTTGACATACTTGTCGCTAAGACCAGCGGTCGAAGCAGAGATATTGTTGAGGCAAGCCAGAGCGTCGATGGCTATTTGGTTTGTGAAAGCCTTACCAACCATATCGACAAACTCATTGAAATCAACGCGACCAGAGAGAAGCCTATTCAGATCCTCATAAACGCGAATAGCTTTAGCTGTAGTCTTAATAGTAACAGCCTCGCCCTCGGGGATTCTCTGACGACGAACGCCCTGAATACCAGCCGCTGCATCAGCGACGATAAGGTCGTTCTCACCATGAGTAGTGAACTTAGCCTCGTCACCGTCTGCGATATTGCGATACTCGCACAGGCTCGTAAGAACCGGGTCATTCGCAATACCCTCATTGATTATTGCGGGAAGAAGAATCTCAACAAGGTCAAACACGGGCTTGCCGGGTCTGAAGTCGCGAGCGTTAAGCTTAGTAGAGCCACCGTTGAGCTCAATAAGAGCGTTACGGATGGTCTCGGATGTCTCTGCGGCGGAATACTGTGCGTACTGCTTGCCCTTGATAGCGTCAAGTGCAACCTTAACTATGTTGTTATCCATTATTTTTTCACCTCTGTGTAATCTTTAATTCTTGGTTAAGCTATCTTGATGACGATCCAGTCGCCCTCAATAGCCTCGACAGTGCCGACCTTAGTGGAGCCGGAAGTAAGGGTCTTGACAACATTGCCTTTAGTGCCAGCCTGAAGCTCGACGATATCACCGACCTCTATAGCGGCAGCAGCATCAAGAGCCTCCTTGGTAACAGAGAAATAACCTCTGACAAGCTTGTAGCCACGAAGAATGTCACCAGCTCTATTCTCGAACTCGCCAAGAGTGTTGCTGGAAACGGTCTTATCAACCTCGGGAGAAGCAATAAGAACGATGTCGGACAGAGCAGTATTTGCGGCGGGAGTGCTACCAGTATGAACCTCGCGCTCGCCGGAAATAAGTGCGCCAACCTTAACGAAGTTGCCGTTATCAATTTCAGTATCTTTGCCACTGGGCTGATACTTGACGGAAACAAGGTCGCCGCCAAAAACAGTGCCAGTCAGATTATCAGTTCTAACTTTTGCGTGTACCATTGTATTAACCTCTTTCTTTTTACAAAAATAAAGCCCACCTTGTGCGGTGGGTAAATAAATTATTTACGAGAATATGTTCTAAAGAAATCATCTACATAACTTGTAGACTCTTGTGTGTTGGGCAGAAGCCCAGCCTTTACCGTCTTCGCAGAGCCATACTGACCGCGAATAGCAAAGCACTCTTTGCGCAGGTCGTCTGCGGAGAACTCATAAGCCTTAGCCTTGAGGTCGCGGAACGACTCAAATCTATTCAGATCGCTGAACTCTCCAAGAACTGCGTCACACTCAGCCTTATGAGCTTTGTCTTCAATATCTCTCTTGAAGTCGCGAAGCGCAACCACCTCAAGCTTCATAGCGTCGAGAGCCGCAACCTCTTCGTCTGTCAGCCATCGAGGCTGTATATGGATCCACTCGTCGCCGAGGGTCACCTTACCGTTCGACTCATCAAGAGTGTACGGGCACTTAAAATGGTCTTCATTATCATCTTCATGCGAATACTTTTCGATATAGACATAATTGTCATCGCAGTCCATCACCCAATAGCTATGAGCATCATCGCCGAGAGAGCGAACCGCTTCTCGCACGGCATCAAGCTTTTGCCTATAAGTCATTGAAAACTCTTTTGTAAGCTCCTCAACCTCAACAGGCTCTTCGGTTTCCACAAGGGATTCTTGAGCCATAGCCTCAATTTCACCTCTTGCAACAAGGTCAACCTCGACAGCGGGAGCTTCTTCGATAGTAGTCTCCTGCTCAAGCTCCATATCTTTCTTGTCTTCCATAGCGTTACCTCCTTTCTTGCGCAGAGCAAAATAATTAGCGCATTGCTCTTTAAGTTTCAGCATTACATCATCAAAGTTGCTATTATCAAGCTCAAACTCTTCAGGTTTGTACACTTTGGATGAGATAAAGCAGGGTTCGGTATGCTCTTCGGGATTGTCTGACATACCGAGGAGGCAGAGTTTCAGGAAGTTAAAATCAAGTATTTCCTGATAATTGGAGTCCTCAGCTAAAGGTCTCGACTGCTTGACCTCTATCTCCATACTCTCCCCGAAATATACGTCGTCGGAATATATAGCCGACATAAGTTCGGGAACGTGCTCGGTATAGAGGATGCACTTACAGACCAGATAGGTTACTGACTCGCCATACTCCTCTATCTCGCGGAACTCAAAACTGTCATTTACAACACAGCCAACCACTTGGGTCAGCGGCTTAAAATTCCAGTTTTCATCTATCGTATAGTCATGACCGCCAATAAACACACCTGTACCGTCGTCTCTTTCAATAAGATGGGCGACAATGGGAAGATAGTTCAGACCGTACATCTCTTTCTCGATAGTCTCGCGTGAGATATAAGAGTAGTTTCGATTTTTGCCACACCCACAAACAGTACATTCCGCAAGCGTAAAATTCTCATTCAGCTTTTGGAGCGGAGTGATTTTTGAAAAGGTGTGAATTTGAGACACTTTTCCTTCCATGTTTCCTCCTTCCTTGAAAATGTAGTTTATTGCTGTATATGAACTTTGTATCGCTGAATTTGCTATGTACAATGTCCAACAGCTCGGGTGTAGCCTCAAACATCGCTATGTCGATGTCATTGATTTTTTCCCGAATATAACTAAACCCCGCGTCACTAAGAGCCTTAATGACTGCGGGGTCTGCTATCTTAATATAGTTCATTTGTTATTCTCCTTCGGACTACTGCTTATCGCGTGTCCTTGCGCCCTCATCAGACAGGTCGCTTTCATCCTCTGCGGGACGCCCTATCTCTTCGGACGAAGTTGTGTGTGAGCTCAGGAGCGGCTTAAGCTTATCAATGCCAATAATATCGTTTTCAATGCGATTAAGCCCAGACACCATAAGAGGAGTCAAGCCGAGAGCCGCAAAATACATACTGGGAGTTACGCCATATGTAGCCGCTTCCTTATATATACCAACGATATCCTTGCGATTGTAGATAGTAGTTGACAAGAACTGTATTTGGAACTTGATAGTTCCGCTGAGATATTTAAGATGTCTGTTGACAAGCCTCTGCGCGTTACCCAAGAATCCAAGCAACAGCTCTGAGTCGGTGGTTATAGCAAGGCTCATACCGCCCGATGTATCTGTTTTACCGCCGTGAAGAACGCTGTTTGAACCGCAGTTCTCCCAATACTGTTCGACCGAGCGGGTAACAATATCGACTGTGCTTATACCTCTGTCTTGATCGAAGTTGAAATCCTCGACCTTGAACGGGAGTACAGCCGCGCCAACCTGCGGAGGAAGCGCATTGCAGAGGTGAGTGTAATACTGCATTGCCAAATTCCAATCTATCGTCGGCGCTCCCTGACTATCAAGGTCAATTCTGCCGACAAGCACCTTATAATTAGCAAGCTCGGTAGCCGTCTCCTGCAACGCCTTATAGTTCTCTATATCCAACAGGTCGGGGAGACAACCAACATAAGGCGGTATGAACGCACCTTGGTCGCCGTCTGCGGTGCAGAACGGGAGACACCAAGATATCTCTTCGGGGACGAACTGTCTCTTAACGCCATCAGATTTATAGGCGTTCCACATCTTGGTAAACTCGGATGGATAAAATCCAAGCTCGTCCTCTTTAATCTGAGACATATCAACTGTATAGAGATAAGTACCGTCAGCGATAGCCTCAACAGTGCAATAATCAGCGTTGATTTTTTGAATGAAGAACGAATCGCCAGACTCCCACGACACGCCAAAGAAGATTCCCTCGCGTACCGCACTCACGGCAGCCTTGGAAAGCTCGTTTTTCAGATTCCAAACCTCACACTTTTTAGCCGCAGCAAGATATTGTTTCTGAAGATTATTAGCTTTCATCTTAGACTCATCATATCCAAGAGGGTAAAGCACATAATCCCACAGCCACATATTTGCTTGATAGTTAATAAGGCGACGATACAGCGGCGAAGCATTGTAAAGATACATCGACGCATTGCGAAGACTCTTTGCGTTTGTTGACGGGTTTTTAAGCCACGTCAGAATATTTTCCTTTGTATAGGTGGAGTACGATTGACCTCGGCTCTGCTGTGAGGACGCAGGATTGCTTATATTCCTTTGAGCTATTTTCTGCGCATACAGAAGAGCTTTATGGAACTCCGCCTTTGCCGCTTCAAGATCGACTTTCTTTTGCTCTTCAGGCGAGAGCGGCGGAGCAGTTTCTTTCTTTTTTGCCACTTCGCGTCTCCTTTCTTATTTAATAATAGGTTTCTTGAACGCAAACACTTTACGCTCGGGTGGTTTGTTGCTGGGTTTAAGCTTTCTCTCAAGCTCTTGAACAACCCAATAGTTGTAGCCGACCGATGACACTCGGTCTTTTCTCATACCGGACTGCTCTTTGACTTTTATTAAAGTACCTGTAGGTGTGTACTTTAGGCTTATTATTTCGTTAATAAAAAGCGTTGTGTGAATATATGGAAGCAGAACTTTACGCTTTAGTTCAGCGTCGTCAAGTATGGCTTGAACAATACCTCTCGGAAGTTCGTAGAAGTCATTTTCGGAACTAAGGAGTTTAATCTTATTCTGTTTGAAGCCGTCACGCAACGCAAGATACATATCATTATTAAACTGACTTGTAGCCTGTATTGCCCAAATGACCTTTTTAGCCTCTCTATCTGTGCAACGAGCTGCATACACGTCGTCATTACAGCAACTAAGTGGCGGATAGGTGATGTTGTATTCTGGGTCATATATATCGCGCACGAGAGCGTCGTACACACCTATACCAAGACCTTTAACATCGAGAGCTATATCAGTACAATGGAACTGCTCGTACAACCTGCGTATACGCAAAGCGAGGTCGTTCGTGTGAAGTCCCTCGTGATTCTCCGTATATATAAGGTTGCTGATATATCTGTTCTCCGAATTGGGTATAGCCCTATTAATCCATATAGACGCGGCGTCGTTGTTTTGTTTCTTAGAAGCCAACAGCGCAACGTCAGCAGAAAGAACACGTCTCTCATTAAATGCGAGCGGAGGTATCTTTTGTTTATAATTAGGTATAAGAGAGCTGATATAGTCGGGATATATGGCTTGCTTTATCTGACGAGTTTTAGCTATATCATCGTAAGAGAACAGCGAGCCGTCCGTATCTCCGAACCACAAGCACTCCATTTCCATACCGAACGTCGTCTCTGACTGGTCGCCCTCGGAAAGTTCGTCCGCTATCTGATTCTTGTCAAGCAGGTGCTCTTTTATCGAAAGCTGATAGGGAAGCCCGCAGGTGAAATATTTGCGCTGATCGTCACTCATATTCTTCGCGTATGCCTGAAGCTTGCCGAAAGACCAATGTGACTTATACCATGCAGACGAGAGATAAATTTCTTTGTTTCTCTCCGTTAAATGTGCATATTTGGGATTGTTGAGATATCCCGGACTTCTCGGAGCCGTCAAAAATCTTTTGAGAACCGTTTGCATAATAGTAAGCGGTATCATGCGAAACTCATCGCAGATATTAATATTAGCTCTGTTGTGTCGAGCTTCATCGTTTGCAGTTACGACGAATATACGGGATGTGTTCCTAAACACAATCTCCGCTTTGGACTGATTTATTGTTATGCCCTTCGGCTCTATCTCTAACTGAAGATTAGCGGAGTTGGGCATAAGAATCGTTTGTATTTTCGTTAAGACCTCGACGGACTGTCCACGGGTTTTAGACGCAATACAGATAGCCGTACCGGGGTACAAAATACAACGCACACAGCAGAACACGGCGACCAGAAATGTTTTTCCTTGCAATAGTTATTAACGGACAGCTTTTTATCTGCCCCTCTGGGGTTGCCCCATTTTCATCGGCACGTCAATTCGTGCCCAGTTTAGCATATGTTTTCACCCTCGTTTAAACGTTAGGTTTTCAGACCGCCCTATATGCGGTCGTGTCGGACACTCGTGGATGGATTATATTTATTCACCATCTATGCGTTACGGTGCTGGACAGCCTTCCGTTATCCGTCCAGTTACCTCGGCGTTTGCTCAGTAAGCGTTCACCGATTTTGCCCGATTAATTTATCCGCACATTTCTATGCGGCGAAGCCAGTATTAACCTCTTGCTGCGATGTACATTGTATGGTCGTACCAGTTCATCATATACAGGATTATCTGCTGAAAGAGCTTAAGCTTAATATTAAGATAATCCAAGCAGAAACGGTGAGGATTAGCCCTATAGAATGAGCACCATGCGTCCACGCCGTTCATAATTCGTTTAGCCTTGTCGTTAGCTAACTCGCGGTCGCTGAGCTTATTCCGTGTCGCCATAATCTTCACCGTCACTTATAATGGCGTCCAACAGTGCGTCGTCATCGCCCTCGTATTCAGGCATCTCAACACGATATTTTGCCATCTCTTCCTCATAAGCCGCACTGTATTTGTTCTGTATTCCCAACATTTTACACAGATGTCCGAGAAAGTACACCGTTATGTATTTGCGGATTCCATCAACATCCTGCCATTCGGGGAGCGGCTCTGAAATGGGGCGTTCATTCTCCCACTTCTTAATAAGAGTGCCAAAGGTGTTTTGCTCAACCATAGCATTTTCGTTATTCTGACTTGGCTTTAAGTTTGCTGTGCCGAGGAGGTCTTGAAATACCTTAAGTGCCTCTACAAGCTTCATAGACCCCTTGCCTTGCTGGGCTTTCAGAATATTAAGCTGTGCGATGCACAGATTCTTGAAGACCTCTTCCTGAGATTTAGTAGAACACTCATGTCGCGAAGTCCAGTCATCATATTGCTCCTGAAGAAACTTAAGCTCTTCGGGTTCAAATCCGCCACCGAAGAACGCCAAGGTCTTCTGCTTTATTTTGATTTCAGAACTATTGTTCTTTAAATCCTCTACGTCATTAATGACAGTTTCCTCGTCGCGTATAGTATCGTCGTAAGTTTTACCTTGATAACAACGCAAGGACATTTTAGACACATATGAGCTCATACGGCTGAACGACGCCGAACTCTTCTCAGTTGCATCGTATATCCTTTTCGAGAAATACCAGTCGAACTTCTGACATAGACGCTTCGTCGCCTCCATCTCTGAGCCAAGTTCGTCGGTATACAATTCAAACAGCTCCTCGACGCACGAGCGGCACACGGGGATAAATCCGTCGTTGCCAACATGAATAGGGGATTGCGATCTATAAAAGTTACCAGTAAGTTTAGTATATTTTTTGCCGCACATGGTGCAGTAGAACTCGGTTCGACCGTTGGACGACGCGGGCTTTTTCTTTTTCTTAGAGGTCGATTTAGAGCGACCTATTGAGTTTTGAGCTATGTTACCCACATCCTTTACATATAAAAATAGCGCCCCTATACGGGACGCAAAAGTTAAATTGGCGGCGCTTGCAGGATTTGAACCTACACTATCAGAGCCAAAATCTGATGTGCTGCCCTTACACCAAAGCGCTGTATTGCAGGACTCGGGCGGATATCGCTTGCATAATACCCGCCCAAAGTTCTGCTTAAGGAGGAATGAAATTTTGAAACCGCTTGCAAGCAGCCGACAAAATGGAGTTGTCTAATTGAACCGCCCATATGGGCGGTATTTGTAAAACTAAGGAAACGTCGTAACGCTTCCTATACAAAGGCGAATGAGCCTTTTGATAACCTAAGTTAAAATCCAAGTCACGTCTTTTCGTCAGCCGTCGTTTTACCGTCCGCAAACTTGTGCGCCCGATTCGTCTCGGAACGCCCGATACTTAACTTCTCGCGCTTCCTCGCGCTTGGATTTTTGGAGCATCCTGCGTGACTCGAACACGCAACCCGCTGCTTACAAGGCAGCCGCTCTACCATTGAGCCAAGGATGCATATACTCGGATTTGACACCACTGGGACACATCATAGAGAGGTGCGGATGGTCTGACGTACCGAGCTTGTGGCATAACCCACACGTCCCCGTTGCGCAATACGGGATATTGGTTGCGGAGGCAGGATTTGAACCTGCGACCTCCGGGTTATGAGCCCGACGAGCTACCAACTGCTCCACTCCGCTATATAAAACAACAGCAAGCAAACCGTCTAACAATTGTCTAACACTATTATTATTTAGCGATTTTTCGCACCACGCGAACCGTTTATTAATTGCGTTATATGGGAAAGATCACGGTTCTACACTGCATGGAATCGAATGACACTGTTTGATATTCGCGTCACAACCACTGTTAACCGCAGGGTCGTTGGTTCGAGTCCAACAGGGGGAGCCAAAAAGAGCAGGAAGACATCGGTCTTCCTGTTCTTTTTCACTTTACTTGCTGACCCAAACCGTCGACCCTGCCACACACAGCCGCACCGGCTGTTAACTGGCTCGGAGCACCGCGCTGCCTGCGGCAGATGAAGCGGTGCT